GTGGTTATGTTGAAGCGTAAGGGGGTAAGGGTGAAAGCATTGGTAAAGAACTACGAAGTAGTTAGTTGTAGTGACCTCGTGTCGTTTATGGTCAGTCATTCGAACGCTGACGAAATCAATGCCATCGTAGATGACATTGTTGAGACGAACAAGTGGACGGTGGACGGCAACAACTTTGCCACACTCGTTTCTATGGAAACGTTCCTGCTCGGTGTACTGAAGTGGGCTAAGCAACAGACCCACTCTGTGATGTGGACAAACAACGTTGCGAGTCTAGAACTTGCGGTGTCACAGGAGTTCAACACCGAAGGTAGGACAATGTTCCCGTTGGTTGACATAGGAGGTGTGTTGTGAACGAACGTAAAGTGGTTGAAGATAACCTACGGTTGGTGCTTGACTGGGACGACGATGAACTCGTCGACCTCCTCGCAGATGACGAAGGAGGTGACGACGAAGACGGCGAGGAAGACGGCGAGGAAGACACCGGCTTCCGTCAGTGTAAGTGTGGTGAGTGGATAAGCGGGGAAGGATGTTCGTGGTGTGACTACCTCAAGGAATGCCGTGAACGACAGGAGTCACAGCCTAAGGCTGATGATGCTGATGGCGAGATTAGGTTGGGTCAATACCTTGACCACGTTTATGAAAACAGAGGTGACAGATGAGCCAGTTCGACATGATGGTGGGCGGTAAGACTCGTGCCGGGATACTCAATGAGTATCCTCACATCAAAGACTTCGTTGTATCCTTCATGTTCAATGCTGAACATGACTTCGAGATGCCCGGATTCATGCAAGCAGTATTGCAGAACGACCTTGCCCTAGCCGGAGCATTGGCTGATGCCAATAACCGCAAGAACCTAGGGTACATCGCAGAGTTTATGGCACAGTATGGGATGGCAATCGCAAGAAAGTATGGGGTGAAGGCATGACGAAACCTGTAGTGGCTGGGTGTGACCAGTGGGTTGCAACGATAGGTGGTGGCAAGTACGAAATCAATCCAGAGATTGATGACTTCGACGAGTCAAAGGATGGTGAGGTGTGGGCATTCCACGAATACCTCACCGACTTCGATATGAACTGGATAACTATCCAGATAGATAGGGAGTGTGATGATGACAAGTCACAGCGTTACCACGTAACGATAGATGACCGCAGTCTTGTGTTGGATTCATTCTCTGAAACGTATACGTTTCTGAGAGGTTACAACGTTGGTCGTTTGGATGAGGCACACTGGGCAAAACGCTGAGGTTATCCTCTGGATAATCCGGTATAATGTGGATAGGAGATTAGGTATGACAGGTATTCAGTTCGCTTCGGTGCTGTTCCGCAGTATCGAAGGTTGTTTAGACAACAACGTTGGTTACGTCAATGACAAGGGTGTATCCATCCTGTCGATGAAGGGCAGTCAAGGGATACACACCACGATATCCCGTGACATCGAACACATCGGTAACGTCACAGTCATCGTCAAGCAACCGGCAAAGAACCCGGTATCGATGACCATCTTCGCTCATGCTAAGTACAACAAGTACTTAGATGAGTACAAGAAGACCGGATATCACCCAGAGGTTTGGGTGACCTCGACTCTTGAGAAAGAACTCTTAGAGGCAGAGATAGTCAACAACGAGAACGTCACTGATGACGAACTCATTGATGAGTTCTTCGGCGATGTGACAGACGAAGAACGTGCAGAGATACAAGGGATGATGGACAACATCACTGACCTTGTCAACCAACTACGGGAGGCACAGAGTGAAGATTAACGCCAATCTGATACAGAACAACCGCATACTGACTACGTTCAATGACGTAGTCAGTGCAGACGATGTAGCAACTCGGTTACGAGAATGGTTACACAGTATGGGTCAAGAGGTATACACCCTTAAGCCTAGGGCTTACTTCCTAGACACTCACCTGAATGATGACGGCAAGTTGTCCTTCGAGACATACCAATGGATGCCCATCGTAGATGATGTAGACATCCCATCAAAAGGGCAGGAGGTTGTCATCAAGCACATTCACAGCGGTCAGATATCAAATGGCGTAGTGACCTATGTGTCACCAACCCGGAAGAACATAGAGGTGACCTCTTGTGCTGGAACACCACACAGATATCATCTGTCGATTCGCTTACGCTTTGAGCGACTCCTGAACGAGGTGTACTACATAGAGTTCCCTGAGCAACAATGCTCAGAGAAGTAGGCTCGGTCGTCACCGTCATAGGATTAACAATCCTATTCTTAGGAGTATGGCAAGTAGCGATACCTGTCCTACTCCTAGCCACCTTGTTGATAATCGGAGGATGCTTTGAAGGTATGGGACAAGACAAGGACTAGGCAGTACGTCAACCTATGGCAAGCGTCAAGCGGTAGTCGGCGGATGTACTTCGAGGGTATGTTCGAGGCTCACGACTGGGCATCAAAGATGCGTCAAGGATTCATCGACAGACGGGAGTCTGGAACAGTCAGACTCTTAGTCTGCCAGTTCAAACGTAGAGGGTTACACCATTGGAGTAAGGGCGATATGCTTGACGTTCTCAATGGCGTTCACGGTTGGAAGGTTGTGTGTGAATACGTAATCAACAAGGGCGTTGCAACTAAGTGGGTTGACCGCCGTAGTTTCTCTGGGAAACTAGACATTAAGCCCACTGAACACACTGCATCAGTAGCGTTCCCTTCGGAACGACATCAACAAGCAATCGAATACGTAGCATCACGACCAGACATTGAGGAACTTTGCAGGAAGGCTCCGAGTCGTCTTGCATTTCGTGTTGCATTGCAACGTATCGATGAACTCAAGCCACCTTTATCACAGACGTTAGCCAAATACGTTTGGCTATGGTATCGAATGTGATATACTTTCTCCCGTGGGGAGAACACTAAAGCCTGAGGCTCAACTACAACGGAACGTTGTACAGATACTTCACTTGCTAGGTTATACCGTACTTGAGACGGGCAAGACACGAAGTAAGGTACGTTGTCCTCAATGTGGCAACTTCCACTACGCTACTGGATGGCAAGGTAATACACCGGGGTTACCCGACTTGTACATCCATTCATCGGCGGGGTGCTGGAAAGCAACTGCACTAGCAGTTGAACTAAAGACTCCGACAGGTAAGGTATCCGAAGCACAGGATAACCTTGCAAGGCTCGGCATGACTACAGTATGTAGGTCAGTCGAAGATGTCATCGGCTTACTCTTTAGAGTAGAGATTCACTTGAACAACTGGCTTGCGGTAGACCGCATCGTCAGATTTATGGAGGCAAATGGAATACGTAAAACCGAATGTGGAGTTGTGGAACTACACGATAGAACTGGAACCGGACACGATAGTAGCACTAGCAGTTGACGAACACATCGAAGATGGATGGAGATTCGCTGTAGTCGATTACCCTATATCATCCGACTTGCATCACAACTATAAGCAAGTGACCGTGTCTTCTATCCTCGACGGATACCGGCTAGTCAAGTATAACGGCAGGAATGTACAGGTCACAGGATGCAAGAACCGAATGACTAGGTCGGCAACTGATGCACCAGATGGTCGGCTGTGTCCTGATGGAATGCAGTGGGTCTACAGGTTGGTCGAGGTGAGCGAAGAGGGGTTGAGTTTCATCAACAGCAAGACACCTAATGGTGTTGGCGAATGCATCGCTGAATCCATTGAAGAGTTGATGGCGTTGGTGACTATCATTGGACGTAACCTTCCTGAATCAGAAGGATTCCACATGAAGGATGTGTTCGCTAATCCCCGCTTCATCATCGAGCAAATGCCTTTGGCAAAACTTGCACAGCAACAGGTTGACATTGTGTTCAGGGGTCAACACATCGACCTGACTAAGTTGTTTGAGTTGAATGATGCATTCAACGCTGACATCAACGACCCTGAAGAAAAACTTATCCGTGGTTTGCAAAATGGAGGTAGCAATGTATCAGAGTGAGCATATGTCGAAGATGGCTCCTGACCTAGTGAAGGCTCAGGCTGGCATCACTGGTGTGGCTAGAGATGGGAACAACCCCATCTTCCGCAGTAAGTACATCACCCTAGATGGAATCCTGTTGGCAGTACGACCAGTGCTTAGCCAATGCAACATCTTCCTGACGCAGTCAGTTGGTGATTACAGTACAGCAGAAGGTGTCATCACCTCTGTTACTGTCCGCTCTACACTACTGCATAGCAGTGGCGAATGGATAGCCAACGAGGTGACTGTCCCAGTCAATCCTGCTGTTGACCGCAATGGCAAGGTGCAAGCAGTAGATGCCCACCGCATTGGTTCATCCATCACTTATGGTCGACGCTATTCGCTGTCTGCCCTGCTAGGTATTGGTGAGGATGATGATGATGGCAACGTGAGTTCTGGATACGAACCACAGCCTATGCAGAAACCTGCTCCTGTCAACCAGCCTAAGCCACAACCTGCCCCAAAGCCTGAGGCTCCAGCCCTCAAGCCAGTGGATGCATTCAATGCTGAGGTTGACCGGCTGTATGGCAAGGAGACCAGCAAGGCAGACCGCAAGGGTATCCACAATGCAATAGTCGGCGGTGGCAAGGAAGTGTCAATCACTCCTGCATCGTTGCTTCATGCCACCCAGTGCCTTGCAGAATGCAAGACACAGAAGGAAGCAGACGAGTTCATCACTGGTTGTATGGAGGTAAGTGAGTAATGGGAATGATTGAGATTGATGGCGACCTCTTCGATGAAGAGACAGGTGAGTATGCCGGGAGTGCTAATCCCGGCTGGCTTCCTTCCGTCCTTGAGACGGAGGAAGACCTACTCAACTACTTGCATCTACTGCTTGATGCAGAGACACGACTTGCATCCGAGGTCGCTAAGTACAACACCGTCCTACAGAATGTAGAGAAGATGGTCAAGCGACATAAGTCGAAGGTCAAGTACATGAGAGATATGTACGAACGACAGGCTGGTAAGGTGACCGAGTCCTTGTTGCCTAGGGACAAGGATGGCAACTTCAAGACGAAGACGATGCGATGCCCGTGGGGTACTGTTTCCCTTCGGGATACAAAGCCTACCGTCAAGATACAGGACATGAGGATGGCAGTGCAGTTCGCTAAGATGGAATGCCCATCAGGCATCAAGGTCGAAGAGAAGGTACTTGTGTCTGCTATCCCTGATGCAATCAAGGAACGCCTAGTATCTGACCCGTCACTGGCTGAATCAATGGGCTTCAGCGTGTCGGAAGGTGGGCAATCCGTTACTGTCAAGACACTAGTGGAGGCAAAGAGTGAGGATTGATAGGGAACTGACGAATGCGCTAGAACAACTAGTGCATATTCGTATGAGGTTACACGCTGTATCGGTGAACGCTGAACTTGAAACAGGTCAACCGCAATTTCCATTGATGCAGGTACTTGAGAATGTAGACAAGACCATTACGGTCTTGACGAAAGAGACTCGTGCTGTATGTAACAACACAAGAATACCTACAGCAGTAACACGTCTCAGGTCATTTGTAGGACTAAAACATGACTGAGGTCGTCCACATTGGCTCACTCACTGATAGTGTAACTATCAGTGAGACTGGGCTTGCTGTAATACGTGACCTATCGTTCGACCAGTGGAGTTCCCTTATGGGAACATTAAGCAGGATGGACACAGCGTTTCAGTTTGCTTTGGGCGATGCGTTAAACTATGGCTCCACTAAGTACGGGGAACGATACTCACAAGCGATTGAAATGACTGGGCAGTCATATCAATCATTGGCTAACTATGCGTGGGTATCAAAGGCAGTCCCAATCGATAGGCGAGTTGCAGGATTGTCGTGGACACACCACAGAGTGGTAGCAAGACTAGACCCAGAAGAGCAGACCCGTCTGCTTAAGATTGCAAAAGAGCAGGACTGGACTATCAGTGCGCTAACAGAAGAAGTGCGGGGAGAGCCTGTCACGAAGGCGGTGTCGGATATGATACCAGTTCCCTCTGGTATGACTCCGAAGGATGCGTCTGATGTCCTGTCTACTGCTCATGCTTGTCACACTTTGTGTGACTCATGTCCGTTTAAGAAATGAGGTATTGAATGAACTGGCTACGTTTGCCGGAGATTGTTGAACACTGCTTGCGACTTCGAGGTATCACGACATTGCAAGACATATCTTCTGACACAGGGATTGCATATCAATGTGTTCGCTCTGTCTTCAAGAAGCAGAAGATACTCACCGTTGGTATCGTTGGTGAAGCACTCGCCACGATTATGAACCACTACAACATCACCCCTGAAGAACTCACTTCAGTGTGGGTGTTGATGAAGCGTCATAGTTGACCATAACTATGCCTATCATATGGAACCCAATAGGTTGTATATGGTAGGCATACAAACATAAGGAGGTTATATGGTTACCATTTTCAATGGACGGTCTCGCACTGCTTCAGCCAGTAAAGACACGTCATTCATTCAGGTGGAACACAAGATGCTCAAGCATCTCAAGTTGTTCACAGGTAATGAGTGGCTCGTCTTCACTTCACTGGCGTTGCATATCGACGATGAAGGCAGATGCTTTCCTAGTATGGCTAGGATAATGCACGTCACTGGATTGTCCGCTCCAACCATTCGTACAGCGATGAAGGGACTTCAATCAAAGATGATTGACGAATGCCCAGTGCTTGCAGTCAATGAACGCTTTGCCGAAGGCAATCGACAAACTAGCAATGAGTTCATCCTATTCCCCGGCTATCAGGGGGAAAAACCCGTGGAGGGGGAGGGGAAAGATATTTGTACCGGAGAGGGTGCAAATCTTTTAGACCCCTTAAACAAGAGTAAGAAAGAACAAGACTCTTCTTTACAGAAGAGAACACGAGGTCGTGTTCAGAAGATGCCTAAGGAAGATGACCCTGCTCGTATCCTTTACGAAGCCTACAGGCTATGGCTGTTTCCATCAAGGATTGCATCCGACTTCACCTTAGGTGAATGGCAAAGCGTGAACCACGTTCTACGTCAGTTGTGCCATCGAGATGTAGATGAAAGGATTCTCATAGATGCTTGTGAGAACCTACGTAGTCGATGGGGCAACAAAGAGATGGTCACACTCAACGCCCTATGGAAACACTGGACTACGGCGACAACACCAGTGACACAAATCGTATCAACGAATACGACGACAAGTGCAGCCCAGAATGCACGAAACATAATGGACGCTATCAACAGGAACCCACAACCCTGACAGTCCGGTATAATGCACACAGGAGGTTTGAATGTCTACAGATGTAACGATGGAAGAGCATATCGGTTGGGCTTTTCCTGAACAGTGGGTTTGTGTGATGGATATGGAAGACGATGAGTCTAATCTCACCGTCACCTACGAAGCAGTGAACGTAGAGGTCATACTCGATGTTGCTAAGAACATCTTCAATGGCGACACCATTCCGTATCACTTGACTGTTGATGGTGATGAATGGGTTGGTCACCTCAAAGAGGCAATGAAGTCTCCAGAAAGCGAAGATGCACTCACACTCGAAGAAACCCTTGAAGGCGTGAAGTACTGGGTCGAGGACGAGTTGAACTCAACACTTAAGTCATACGCTGAAGAGAAGTTCGAATCTTATAAGAGCGGGGAGGAATGGGAGAACTACTATGACTAGCGATATGTTCGGGGTCATTGCTGGCTTGCTTAGTGCAATGCCAGCACAACAACGTTGGGATGATGGAGTGGCTTCGCTCTATGCCTTTGCATTGAAAGGCATCAGTGATGAGGATGGATGGGGTGCTGTAACGTCATTGATTCAGACGGTTGACTATCGCCCTAGCCCAGCAAGCATCATTCGTAAGGTTGCCCTCATGAAGAATCCAGAGATTGATACGAGTAAGGCAATGAGTCGCATCAACCGATTCATCGCTTACACTCATCCTTCTGAGCGAGACAGGCAAGTAAAGAGATACCTTGACCTAGGTCGGCTGTATCAATCTGACATTGAACTCGTAGAGTTTATGGGTGGATGGAATGCGATTGGAAATCGTACAGCCGAAGTAAATGCAAAGATGCTTGAGCGATGGGAAAAGACGCAGGAGCAAGATAAGTATCCTGCTATTGCAGAGCAATCGAACAGAAAGGCTATAGCCAATGTTTGAGAACGACATCAAGATACAGAAGATTTCTGAGCATCAAAACAAAGTAGTCGAGAAGCACTACCCATATGACGAACTCCTTGAGATGTCGTATCTGGGTAGCCTTCTCCTAGGTGGCAAGAAGGTGTATGACGAGACAGGTCATATGCTTACAGCACAGGACTACTATCGACCTGCTCATCAGGCTTTGCATACAGCAATGACCACACTCATTGCTAATACTGGCTACTGCGACATCGTCTTGTTGGCTGATGAGTTGCAGTCCAAAGGACATCTCGAAGTTAGTGGTGGACTTGCATACCTTATGCAGATTGGCGACATCGTTCCAACCACTGCTCATGCTAAGTCGTATGCCAAAGGGATACGTAAGTATGCCGAGTATCGCAACATCGTTATCAACGCAGAGTTTGCGATGGCAAAGGCTCAACAAGGCGATGTTGAACCTGAAGAGATAGCCCTGACGTTTGCACAAGGCACAGAATCAAAGAAGCATACTGATACAGTCATGTCTGCTTCGGATGTATTCGACCGAGGCTTAGACATCCTCAAGACGGGTCGTAAGAAGGGCTTGTCGTCAGGCTTTATGGATGTAGATAAGGTCGTTGATGGATGGCGCAACAGCGAACTCATCATTGTCGGCGGTCGACCATCTATGGGTAAGTCATCTCTAGGCTTGCAGTACGCTATCAATGCAGCCCGTCAATGTATTGGCAAGCAAGGTGGCGCACTGTTTGTATCAGCAGAGATGAGCCTAGACATGATTAGCCAGAGGCTGATGCAGGTTATTGCTGGCGTTGATGGTCGTGCCTTGAACAACACCTATCTGTCAGAGACAGACCGCAATGCATTGACGAAAGCCAAAGGTGAGGTCAAGTCGTTGCCACTGTACTTTGATACAGATACACCAGTCACCATTGCAAGCATTCGGGCTAAAGCCCGTGACCTTCGAAGACAGGATAAGTTATCCATCATTGTCGTCGACTACCTACAGATGATGGATACAGGTAAGGCAACCGAAGGACGCACCAGAGACATCGGCGTATTGAGCCGAGGACTCAAGAATATTGCGAAGGAGTTTGATGTACCAGTCATTGCACTCTCGTCACTCTCAAGAGCAAGCGAACAACGGCAGGACAAGCGTCCCATTATGAGTGACCTTCGTGAATCAGGCGACATCGAATCAGATGCAGACATCATCCAGTTCGTCTATCGCCCTGACTACTATGCCGAGAACCGCAATGAATGGGATAGCGACTTTCCTTCGGAAGCGGAAATCATTACTGCAAAGAACCGCAACGGTTCTATTGGAGTGTCTAGGTTGGAGTTCACGAAACACACTGCGTCCTTCAAGGATGTACCAGAAGGGAGTTTGTAATGGATGAATATGTGACACAGAGGAGCGGGTTCAAAGCCGTGACTAACTGGCAGAAAGAATGCATCCGCAATACTTATGTATGTGGTAATCGCCGTGAAAGCGCAAAGATGCTGGACATACCAGTGAAGACGCTGGACGATTTACTATGGAGGGCATACAAGGTGCTAGGCGTAAGATGCTTAGCCGATGCTTATGCAAAGATTAATATTGAGCGTATGAAGAATGATGTGGAGGTAGTGGAATGAGAATGATTGCAGAGATGTTCGGATATCTGTCCGCTGTTGTTTGTATAATCGTAGTTATAGTAATCGTATCTATATCTGCAACCATTCACAATTTTAGCAATCCAAAGAACGATGATTAAACTATCGTTCTAAGATTACGTTTTTCAAGTCTTTCAATACACGAAGAGTACACCCCTGCCAACTTGCAAGGTCACGTAGTGATACAAGCGATGCTCCATCCTTGAGTACGATAGAGCAGGGGATTGTCCCACTATCCCACAATGGGACGAGTTCAAACGTGAGACGTGTCTCAACATCATCACCAAATAGAGCAGTAAGCGCAGGACGCAATGGAACAAACAGGCGACCATTTACATTGGTTCCTACGAGTTCTTTGGACCCAATCATTACACGCCAATCCGCAGATGCTTCATCAAGTAGGTCAGCCCAACGGATGAAGACCATCTTTGCCTTAGAACGGAAGCGATAGAGTTGTCTCTCGACAACAGCCGTACCATTACGGCTACCATCGTCATTGCTGTTTCCTTCAATGGACATCCATACATCGCCCTTGCACGACGACACAAGAAAGATATGGATTGCATCTAATGCGTTGTTCTGATTAAGAATCAGACCTATGTCACCTACCTGTGGCTTGCTGTGTAGAATGCCTAAGCGTTTTGCTCGTGCAAGCCAGACATCACAATCAGCAGATACGCCCAATTGCCAATCGAGGTTAGTCATAAACTTCCATCTGTTTGCCACAGATGACATGAATGAAGCACACCAGAATGAACCGGCTGGCACACCAACTGACTTGTTCCAGAGGTCAATGTGGAACCCCCGGTTACTACCGAGGGGTTCTTCCTTTGTGCCAACCCAACTACGAGCGATACTTATAAACTGTTCTATTGGGGTCATGTTTATTCTCCAGCAGGTAATGCTTTGAAGAAATCATCAGGGTCGGCTCCGATAAACGAATACTCCCAGCCGGGTGGAGTAGCGTTATCATTGGCATCGTACATCCAACGTGTTTCCTTAGGGGCATAACGGACACGACCACCGAGGAATGCACTTGCACCAGTGAAGGCTGCTTCAAGTCCGGGAGCGTCTGCATTCCTCTCAAGTGTTGCTTCGTATGTCTCAAGCGCATCCTGCGCCCATAGATAAAGCATACGATTTGCTACTAGGTTTGACCACTTTGGCATCTCGTGGTCTACACCAGCCTCACGTAGTGATGGACGGATAGCATTGTCCCACCACACCTGAAGTGGCGTGTAGGCTTCACGAGAAGGCTTACCAGTGACATCCCTACCAGTGAACTGTTCGTACCCTAGAGATATCGCTGGGCTGATTTTACTCATCAGGAATCCCTTGAACATATCAACCGTTCGGTCAAGACGTTCTTCACGAGTCTCGTCTGGTCGTGTATCAACTGCACTAGATATCATTGCCTGAAGTTCTAGCATGAATGTTACACCGCCCGGAGCCTTGAATGTGTAGTCACCTACACGCAACTGCGTACCATTCTTACTGCTCTCTACTTCAACAGCGTGTTCATCGAACGGGTTGAATCGTGTGAGCATCATCACAAGTGCTGCCCATAGAGCGTAACCCTTAGTCCACAACCTACGGTTCTCAGCAACTGCATATGGATTCAGATTGCGACCTTCAGCCAGCATCCTGTTGACCTTCAACCATTCCTTGCCCTTAGGCAAGAACTCAACTGCATGACGAGCGATTGGGTCAAACATCAATCGTGACGATGCCCATCGAGGTGCAAACAGGATACGTTTTGTCATTCGTCCGATGAGTTCATCCTTCTCATCATCAGCGACAAACTTGATGTCTCCTGCTGCAACATTCAATACAGCAGCAAAGTCCTTTGCAATGTCAAGGAATCCCTTAGCCTTAGGGCTATATCCCATCTCGATGAATGAACGCATTGCTGCGTTGAACTTCATCTGCTTGATGTAGTCCTTCTGCATCGACATCGTACGCTCAGCACCAGTGTTTAGCGGGATGCGCTTAAGAATGCTGTGGGCTATTGCAAAGTCTGGGTCGTGACCCAACTCATCAATATCCATCAATGTCTTACGAGGGTCTTTGCTTTGCGCTTCGGCAAGTGCTTCATCGACACGAGATGTGTTGGTGATAAGACCTGCCTCTTTACCTAACTGGTAGAACCCAGATGCTCGAAGTTCATTGCCGAGGTCATGAAACTCCTTACGTCCTAGCATTCCATTGGAGTTGATGATTCGCCCATCAGCAAGTTGAAATCCTAAGTTAGGCTTCATCATCTTCGTTCCAATAAGGAACTGCTGGAAGAACATCTTTGGATTCTCAAATGGATTAGTCAACGCCCAGTTTTGAATCAATGGAGCAGACCAGTCACCACCAACACTGTTACGTGCAATGGTGTTGACGAAGTCGTATGGTTTTAGAAGATTGTCTACCATCTCAAGTCGTGCATTTTTAGGCTTAGGTTGCTTACGTGCCTGTGCCTGTTGTGCATATGTCGTAGGTGTACTAATAGACATAGATGCTGGTTTCAACTTCTTCAAAGCCGGAGGTGGCGTAGGAGTTGGAGTAGCAGGTGGATTCGCCTTCCCCTTCTTTCGACGTGACGACCACTGAACACCCTGTGACTTTGTGGATGGAAAGTCCTCCAGAGATTCAAGGATAACTTCGTTACCATCAGCATCTCTAACAGCCATCAGTTCAGGTTGCGTTGAACTGTAATAGAATGCTGACGCATTGTCAGTCACCTGTCTGAACTTCTCGATATTCTCTCTAGTTGCAATCTTCTTACCACTTGCGTCATATATTGCAGTTGGAGCAGATAATTGCCGACCACTATACAAGCGCAATTCATTTTCAGAGAATGCAAGTTCAGTCAGTGAGTTTCCATCTAATTCAAACTCAATCATTGCTGGGGTCAAACGTTGCAGACTTTCTGGTGTCATTTGCGCCCATTTATCAAGGGAATCACTGACTATCAGAAATGATGGAAGTCCTAGTGCTGAATTTTGTCGTGTTTCAGTAGCACCTAATGCGGGATATCCCCATCCACCACCATCTGCGAGTCCACTGCTGATATCACCAAAGGTAATGTCATGCAGTGTTCGTATTCCAGCACTACGTGCAGGAATGAATGGAACGCCATTAAACTCTGTTTTTATCTGACCTATAACGTAATTATTGAAATCTTCAAGTGTTTGGAAGTATTGGCTGGTTGGGTTCTGATATTCGTATGATTGAGTGTAACCAGAAGCCTTTAACAGATTCCAATACCTTGCACGAGTAAATCCCAACTTATAGAAGTCTGAACTTGTGTCCCAATCTGGGAATGCCATATCCCAAACATCAAATGTTTCTCGATGCTTTTTATATGCAGTTGCGTCAAAGTCAGAAAGGTCAGGAGGCAAAACACCATACTGTTCGTAATCATCTGCAACCTGTTGCATTTCTGCTTCTAATGTCATGAGGTCGTTGTAGACATTATTTGAATTTGCATTGTAGTAGGGGTCGTTGTCGAACTGTGGCAGATTCTTTCCAGTGACCCACGCAAATATAGTTTCTGGGTCGCCAAAAATATCTGCAAAATTTTGCCGATTCTTTGGGTCATCCAAAATGTTTTTAGTCTTAGCCAATCTATCTAAGAAGTTTTGACTCATAACAAATGCGTCTAAGTCTTCATACTTATTCTTGCCACTACGACTATTCAGGATTGCCGATTTCATTCTTCGTGCGCCAGCAGGAATCCAGTCATGAACTTTATCTGGGTTTAAAAGTACTTCTCGTACGTTATTTACAATCTGCGTAACGCTTTGAGCGTACACAGGCATATATGTAACAGACGCAACAGCACCCGTTCCACCACCACCGGGGTTTTCTTTACCCGTTATGTAATTAACTACTTGTGATGGTACAAGTTGGTCTTGTGCAATGATTCCACCAAAACCTGTTCCGTGATAAACACGTAGTTTTCCATCAGGCGTATATCTATCAGCCGGAATAATTGGATTACCAGTTGACGTATCAATATGTTCAGTAGGTCGTTTCAGCCAATCTCTGACATACTCAAGGTTATCTCCGGGTCTCCTATGAGAATGAATGTCATATCCAGCCTTAAATGCTATCAAGGCAGATTTTAATGCTTCTTTATCTCCTAGTACTGTTCCGTGCTGAAATAAAGCGTGAATAACATATGCCTGAAAATCATTTAAATCTTCAAACCCAAAGTTGTCTTTTATATATTCTTCAATCTGTTGAACGGTTGATGATTTTAAATGCTTAAATTCATTTGTTTGTTGCAACTTTTTGTAGAATAATTTTGATGCATAGTTCATCCCATCTTTGGCATCGTTGTATGAAACGACATGATGCTCTAACGCCTGAACGAGCATACGTGCTTCAGTCTTTAATGCTTCAGGATTTACGTCAAATGCAATAGACAAAACGTATCCAACATCACTTGTTGAGAAATCACCAAATTTGTTAGTGTAAACGTTTGACATCAATGGAGTTAGATAACTATTTGGGTCATCTATTACTGACTGAACTGCATTACTGACAATGCGTTCCGCTTCACCATTTGATTCATTATTTAGAGAATCGTAATCCTTAGCATCAAGTTTGTTTTCAACAAGTGGCGAATATTCACCGCTTGCATTTCGATTAGCATTTGAATCTGACCACGCATCGGCAATGGCTCTTTGTAGTGCCAGTTTAACCTTGCTCTTTATATAGTGAGCAACCTGTTCAATCTGTGTCCCATTATCCTTGTATGCTTGAGCAAGCCATTTACCAAATTCAGTGTCCGGCATATTATCTTTATCAAAAGCAATAAGGTTTGCATCTGCTTCTAATAGTGCTTGAGATATGCTCTGTAATGAATGTGTTAGATTTCCAAAACTGTCGCTGTCGGAGATAGCCCCTAGATGCGCCGCAGACTGCAATTGGTCAACAGCAGTTATTTGTACAGGAAATAATGCTCTGTGTACTTCATGCTCAATTGCTCCAGAAGGTGAGTTGCTTTGTCCTCTAAACATATAGTTCTTGAACGACATCTGTCGACCATCTTGTCGCAAGTTGTCAAGAACATTCTCAACTAACTCATTTGCATTACGCAATGAATCATCAGTTGGAGCAAATGCAGGAGACAATCCAGCGGCTAACTGAATGGCATCACGCTCTTGACCTATCTGCTCTCTATCTTCATCGCTAACTTCTGGATTTCCATATTCATCAAAAAGAGAATCTAAACTTTCATGTTGAATGACATCGTTTAACGCATTCAAAATTGCTGTCATCTCTTTATCTGTCTGCATATATTCATGCATTGGATTGTTGTCTACGAATGATGTGTTTCTATATGCATTAGACAATGCCAGTAAAAGTTCATCTGACCCTCGCAACTGGTTAAGATATACGGCAGGTGGCTCGGCTACGTTGTCTCCGTTTATAACGGCAGTCGCTTCTGGATTGACAACAATTTTATATCCGCCCTGACCATCAGATTCTACAAATGCAACGTTAGAATCAATAGGGTCAAGTTTGCCTTTAAGGGAACCATCGTCATTTCTGGTAACAATCGTCAAAGGTTCTGATTGTGAAATGATAGGTCTAGACTGAAACAATGTTGTTCCGCCAACGGCAAATTGTGCAGGAGCCATTGCATCAGAACGATACGTTGCGTTAGCCGTTCCTGATGGGAATTCTGCTTCACGTCGAACAATCTCAAGTCGCTTATCAATTCCGACAATACCTGTCTTTACATCTTCAAGAGATGCAAGACCTGCCTTGCGAATGTCGGCTCCCTTCATATCAGCGAAAGCCTGTCGCCCAACAGTTTCTGTCCACAATGCCCACGTAGCCCACGGGTCTTGTGTAAGTGCAGCATGAGTAGCAAATGCAAGGTTGTCTTTGTATTGACCCGCTGTTGTTATCTCTACTCCCTTTTTAATAGACCTGTGAATAGCATTGAGTACATCTGCATAACGCATACGCTTGCCATCAATAGTTCGGAAAGGACTATCTTTGAGTAGCGGATGATTAGCCCATAGACCTGTTCGGTCTTCGGTATTCAACGCCATATAGACTTTGGCTGAACTACTTGAACCTGTTTCAGCAACAGATAGGTTGAGATACTTAAACTGTCGCTCAAGTTCTTTAACCAATGAAGCATATGCCTTTACAGTGTCAGCATCTTTGTAATCACCGGCTAATGTGTTCGTTGGTAACTTGCCATAGTTTTCAGCCATAGCAATTCGACGCTCTAGATTGTCAGGAAGTGACCTTGCGTCAAAGGTGGTTGGTAGTCGTACATCTCCACCACGTATGTTTGTAAGTACAGATTCAATTGTTGACTGAGTAACATTATCTACCTTTGGGTCTAAGGATTGTTGGTACGCTTCTGGGAGGAGGAAATGAAGTACATTTCTCGCTTCGGAGTACGGGATTGCGTAGCCTTTCGCACTGCTGTTTCCGAAATTCCAGACTCTTTCAGTATTTTGGAAAGCCTGAACTGGAATGCCTCTTTTATTGAGCGAATCTGCGACTCTTTCAACAGTGGACGCAAAGGTATCGAGCGACTTTTCATAGGATTGTCCTACCTCTTCTAAGTTATGAATTGTGACCGAGCGACCATCACTGGACTGGCGGATAAGTGGAGTGATGCGCTTGAGGTCAAAGTAGACTGCATCTGGAATCAAACTTACAGATGTAAATGTAACTGATGGCTCAACACTATAACCCTTATTGGAATACCCTAGTGGCTCAGATGGCATAGCCTTTGTCACCATAAGGGTATTGTCAATACCATTACGCATTGCAAAGTCTAGTGTTTTGGCTACAGTCATAGATGTATTTGCAGATGCATCTACAGTCCCATCAATAACAAGGATGTCATTGATTTCGATAGCCCTGACATTCTTTGCTGTTGGGATTGAACTAGCGATGTCGTTTGTAATACGTTGATTGACAAGAGCAACAACGGCATCTCGTGAGACACCATCTGCGGTTGCCTGTGACGCAAAGTCTTCAAGCCCTACTGCTTCGGGCGTTCGATTAGCGTTCGCTCGTTGGATGTTTTCTGTACGGGCAATCCCCGGAATTCCAGCACGTTTAGACTGTGACAGGACAGTGCTTCCTGAGTTTCCACCGTTACGTGCTGCGACCTGCCCTTCTGCTTGCGCGAGTACGTCCATCGCACTGTGATTACGCTGGGTTTGCTTACCGATTTTAACGAGTTCGGCAACACCTCTTTGAATCCATCCAACTGGCTTGACATTATATATTTTCCCATTCGGTCCAACCTGTCTCATGTAGAGTGTTTGACCGGCTTTCATTTTCTCTGGCATTTGCCGTACAACATCAGCGACTGCAAGCCAGTTGTTGACATTGTTAGGTTGAAGTGTGCCAGCGATATCAACATCACCAATAAGGCTCATGCGATATGCATCTTTTGCAATGCGTGTAATCTTCGCTGCAATACCATTACTGATAGCAGTTAGGTTTGCATACGATGTAGCGGAATAGTTATCTGCTCTAGCCTGAGCCTCGTATCCAATCAGACGCTGGAACATACCTGTAAGGTCATCTACATCCTTGCCATCAAGTTGAGCAAGGAATCCGGGGACATTACGAGTGGCTAGTTGTTCGGTTGCACGAGCAAAAGAGTTATCTAGTCCAAAGATAGGAACGCTTACTCCAGTACCTGCATCACGAACACCTGTGTATCCAGATACCCACTTGACTATCATCGAACCGAGTTGAGTATTCATTCCTTTGATGATTCCGCCAAAGGCTCGAATGTCTCCGGGTGCTATAACAACTTGCTTGCCATTGACTTCGTAACCTTCTAGCGAGTCTGCATCTATAGGGTCAATAAATTCAACGGTAACAGTTCTATTATTAAGTTTGTCTGTACGTACAATTGGCTGACCTTCAAAGTCAACAACGGTTGCTCGATACATTCTTCCATTCAACTGAAGTACAACTGGAAGTTTCTTCCACAAGGAGAGTTTTTCGTTGTTCTGAACATCTTTAGCAACATAAGGAACAGACCATTCAAGTAATGTCTGCGACCAGTCTGTGTCAGTACGTCCACGCTTATGTCCATATGTGGTTGCGTATGCTGCTCGCATAAATCCACTAATGTCTTTCCAAATCTCATTGATGCGTTGCTGACCAGCAGAGACACGCCCATTACGAGTGTTTAGATTGATTGGGCTACCACTGATGAAAGACTGTTCCATCATCGTAGCAAACCGCTCATGTACTTCAAATGGAATCAGACTAGGGTTAGATACAGTTGGCTCTCGCAATGTAGCACCCATATGCAATGCGACTTCAGCAGCCATATTCACAGGCATATTGTCGAGAATAGCGTGTGAAAGTTCGTGAACAGTTGTAGATATATCTGATGTATTTGTGAACGCAAAGATGATTTGCTGACCAACGTTTGTTGTTCTGTCAACAGCAGTTACATAGCCACCTGTGCGGTAGAACGTATCTTCAAACTCTTCATTAATCTTATTAGCGGTATCAAGGACCTTGAAGACTGGAGTGTTAGTTGCATACCTATCTCGTATAAGGTCAAGGCGAACATTATCAACAAGTCTACGCTTCTGCCTATCAGTCAAATCTTTAAATGTAATACCGTCTCGTCGATATTCCGATACACCTATCTTGTTTGCTTCTTGCTCAATCATGCCAATGATTCTTTGGAACCTAGGCATATCTTGCTTTTGCATAAGGCGAGCAACTTTGTTGCGTTGTCGAAGGACACGCTTCTGTGCATAGGAAGCATCTTCTGGGATAGCAACTTCACCGTAACCCTGATAGCCAGATGCTGTTCGTGTGCGCTGTACTCGGAAGAACTCAGTCTCACCCTGCATTAGCAACTGTGCATGATAAATGTCACGATTGACGAATGCATGAATCATCTCATCATAGAAACGACTAACTGCTTCAGCAGCCTTACGTGCATTTGCTTTAGTCTTAAGTTGCTGACTACGAAGAATAAAGTCCTCAAGAATATCTGCAAGTTCTTCTCGACTACGTGCTTTACGAAGAACCTCGGTGATATCACCAACACCTTCGATTGAACCAGTAACCGCAACGGCTGACCTATCGTCGACAAATGCGACATCCATAGGATGAAGGTTATTCATTAACTGTTGCTGCTGGGCTTGTTCTTCTTCTTCTGTCAGTTCTGCAACAGCAGTAATATCGGCAGGTGTAACATCATCAGCACGAGTTGTTGCTGCGGTAATCTGTGCTTCAAGGTCAGCAATACGTGACTCAAGATTCTGGAGTGTTTCATCGGAAATGCCAGTAGGAGTTTCTTCAGGAGTAGGAGTTGCTTCTGCGCCAGCCTCTTCACGACGACGAGCATCTTCTTCAAGGCGACGGCGTTCACGCTCAAGACGCTTTCGTTCTTGCTCTGCATCTTTACGTAATTGTTCCAATTCGGCTGCCTTACGTGCTTCTTCTTCGGCACGTTTAGCATCTTCCTCAGCCTTCTTACGCTCACGCTCAGCCTTTGCAGCATCTAGTTCTTCTCGTGTGCGTCGAGGTCGACGACGACGTACGGTTTCAGTTGATGGTGCAGTATCGGCAATAGGCTCTTCTACAACTGCTTCAGCATCTGCAACAACTTCAGCATCTGGTTCAGCCACCGCAGTTGCATCCTCAGGAGTAACTGTTTCATCAACAACACCGGCTCGTGATACTGCTTCGCTACTTGACCGAACTACAGCAGAATCTTGTACTACATAAGCACTTGTTGGATTATCAGCACTTACAACAACTGGACCAACTGGCGTATCACCAACCACAACAGCCATCGATGTTGTGCCATCTGGATTCTTATGCTCAATTAGTGTGCCATTATCAAATGCAACGTCAGAAGGAACAAACGTATTCTTGACTAGAGCGTCACTTGCATTCTCTCTAGCCTTTCGCTCTTTAGTAATCGTTACATCAACAGCATCGTTAGCATTACGAGATTCAGTAACTATGCCATCAATAGAGTCTTCATTGGTTTGTACCTGTGCCATTTGCTCAGGGGTAAGCAGTACTGCTCCATTGATACCTTGAAGGCTGATTCTGTCTGACCCAGTAAAGAATGGGTTGTGACGCTTTCGGTCAACTTGAATTTGTGATGGGTCAGACTTGATTGCCTGAGTAAAGTCAAATACTTCACGCACCTTACGATTGCGTGTCTCAAGGTTAGCAACAGGAGTAACAATGAAGTCAAATCCACCATTGGGTGATGGGACTTGCATTGCAACGTGTCGTTCATCAACTTCAGCAACGATGCGCCCCGGTACAACTTCATCGCCAATGATGAACTCATCATTGAATTCCTTAGGATTAATACCGCTAGTTTCTAGACTACGTACTGCATCAAAGTCGTAGCCAGACTTTGCATACCCAGTAACGCTTGCTGGCTGAACTCCGGATGCAGAGAAGATTTGGTCAGCCCTCTGTTTATTCTGTGGCGCAAGCATATCGACTGATTTAACGCTGGTTGTAATAGTGTTATCCGGGCTAAGGTCACGAGTAACTACAAGACCTTCTTGTGTCGCACCGAGAAGCATCTCCATCTGCCCCTCTTGTTGTGCGCCTTCCATACCCTTTGGACCTAGGAATAGGCTTCTAAACCAACCATTCTCTTCAGGCTTGAGTGTCTTGACTCCATCGAGTAGATTCTTGCCAGCAGCAGCATCAAAGTCACCAAATGCCAAACGAAGATTTTTAAACTCATCTGGAATGTCATTGACTGATATCTGCTGAACAGAGAAGTTATCTCGGTTGATAATCCCAATGCGACCATTGCCCATTGGAACCATATTCTCTGGAAGGATGCGACCAACATTAGTTGCAGTTGCAGCAGTAGTCGCTCCTGTCTGTCCTCCAACTGCCTGTGGAGTTTGTGCTGTAACCTTTGGAGTTATAGCAGAAGACTTAGGACCAAATGGGAACATACCAGATGTTCCAAACTGCTGGTTGACAACATTACCCAGTGCTTCGCCACCACGAACAAATGGAGCCATTGTGGCTCTACCCAATCTATGCTCGCCTTCAAACATCGAACCAGCCAATGTCTTAGCAAGAATGGTCAGATAAGAATCGCTCGGCTTACCTTGAGCATCAAGAGTCTTCTTGTCATTCAATGCAATCGCAAGGTCAACAGAACCTTCAATGCCTCGTTCTGCAATGTCCGTAGCAAATCGATAGCCTTCAGGTGTAGATGCAAATCCCTTAGCAGCAGCCGACAATACGTCAAGATTCGCTGCACGTCCAACGGCAGACCGTTGTACAGCCTGTCCAGCACGACCAATTCCCTGCGCTATACGCCCTTGACTGATTGACTGTTGTAGTGGCGAAACCATAGGGATGCTAGGAGTCGGGACATTAACACCAGCATCAACAAGTGGTCGTGCTGCTTTAGCCAATCGACCAGCACGTACAGCACTCTTTGCACCGACCATAAAGTCACCAGCATCTGGTAAGTTTGGCTTAGCCAGTACAAGGTTTGTAGCAAGTTCACCAGCGTATGCACCAAATGGGTTCTCCGACATCTGTTGTGCCATCTGGTTCTGACGTGCTTCCATAAGGTCTTTGCCAAAGGCAGCACCCAGCAACCAGTCTTGTGCCTTCTGTACACCGGCTGTAGTCGCCATTGCTGTACCTACACCAGCAAGGAGACCTGCCACTGGGTTTGCAACGCCAACACCACCGCCGACAAGAATACCTGCGCCAGTACCAGCGATAGAAGGAAGAATACTTTGAGCAAATGTTTGACCAGCAATCGCAGAACGTTCTGCGCCAAACATGAATGGATTATCCAATCCAGCCTGTGGCTGTGAGTAGATTCGTTGTGCAATCTCATTTGGGTCTACACCCATTGCACGTAGGCTAAGAGCATACGCATCCTTAGATGCGCCCATAACAGGTCCAGCAAGCGCACCAGCACCGATAGCAGCATACTTGCCACCACTCATAGAAGATACGCCCTGCGTCTTCTCAAGTTTCTGTGCTGCTTGTTGGGCTGCTGGTATTACCTGCTCTTGAAACTTCTTTCGGTTCTGCCCTAGAGGTGTCTCAAGGTCAAGGGTAAATCCAGTAAAGATTGGACCATCTGTTGGTCCACCATCCATTTGACCACCAGTTTTTTTAAGTAAGTCAATTGGCGTGACTGGTGTAACACGCTTCTCTTGAACAATCTGACCATTCCTATAAAGAGGAACAGTCGTTTCTTTTGTCATCGGACGACCAGTTTGGTCAAGTACTGGAATCTTCCTAATCGCAGTATCTCGATTAGTAGCGACTCGCTGGTAGTGACCTACTTCGTCCTGTGTAAGAAACTTTTGCTTTAATCCATAAGACAACGACTCGCTGTACATCCGTCGAAGTCCGCTGTCGAGAAATGTTCTATCGTCATTTGATAAATCATTTAGGATGCGACGAAACCGTTGTTTTGGATTTTCAGCCATTATTTCTTACCTAATATCGCTGCCATTGCTTTCACTTTGTTGTTGACTTGATTTGGTTTACTACCAACACGCAAACCATTTGGACCACCAACAGGAATAGCACTTCCATCTGCCGTTCTAAATACTGCGCTTCCTGCTTGTGTGGATGCCGGTGGGGCAGCCTGTGCAGGTTGAGCGTAGTTGCCGGGTACACCCGGTTGACCACCGCCACCCATCATTGCTGGGGGAATAACAATGTTTACGTTTGGCGATTGTCCACCAGTATTATAACCTGCCGGAAAGCCTCCTCCAAACCCGCCCATACCACCAAATCCGCCCATACCACCCATACCCATTGAATCAAGCATTGAGTCATCGTCAAGGCGGATGCCTTCATTAGCGAGAAAATTGCTCATTCCGAATGGTTGTGAAAATCCGTTAGCAGTAGTCTCTAACTGCTTAACGTAACCTTCCATTTCAGAAATTGCAGCCTGTGCTGCAACCTTCTGATTCTTCTCACGCTTATCAACGTGTTCGGCATATGATGCTTTGAGTTTTTGTAGTTCTTGCTTAGCACCTGCTAAACGTGCTTGTGCATCTTGTGCAATACGATACTGAAATCCTTGAGATGCTAGACCTAGACGACCACTACTAATACCCATAGCCTGTTGTCTATCAGCATGAGCGAGTTGCAATCCACTAATACGAATAGCATTACTTGCCTCACGCAGTTTCAAGAGACCCATTTTGTACTGCTGGGCAAAAGCATCACTCTTTACTTTCTGTCGAATCTCACGTTCTTTCTGCTCAAATTTTGGTTGCATCAAACGTGTGTTTTCTTTTATCTGACCAATCTGTGCATTAATCTTGTCAAGGTCGGCATAACCCTTCTTCATCTTTAGGGCTTCAGGTGTAGTCGGCTCGTAGTTACCTACAGTGATATCTTCAAATGTATCTGGCTGTGCATACTGTTTTTTAAACGCATCACCCTGTTTTGTAAAGATGGTCTTCATGCCAGTTGTTGGGTCAACAACTTCACCGCCACCCTTTGCCACAATATCTGGTGCGAGATTCTGTGGTTCTGCCACATCCATCAACTCACCACGTTTGCCAGCAATAGTCTTTTGACCAACCTTCTTTTGGAAGTCAGGAAGAAGTCCTTGTATGACTTGCTCTGACGCACCTAGAAGTCGAAGCCTATCCTGCCCCTCACGAACAAGTGCAGACTTAGACTTAGGGTCCATAAGTTCAATACGCTTCTTATAATTGTCTGCCTCAGCAATAAGTTGAGGCAGGTTCATTGAAGGTAATGGAAGTGTTCCTGCATTAATTGCAGATGGTGAAAGCAACTTTGTAATGTCACCAAACCGCTTAGTTAGTTCTTTGTTGACATCAGTGTCGCCACCTAGACTTGTTAGGTATGACTCGTTTTGACCTCGGTTACGTTTACGATTTGCAAGAATGGCATTACGAGTTTGGTCTGGAAGTCCGGGAGTCTGTAATGCAGCAAGAGTTTCTTCTTCATCAGCAGCATCTAGTTCAGCAATGCGTCTTGCCTCTTTAAACTTTGCGTCAAGTTCTTGACCACGTAGTCGTCGTTCTGCTAAATCTGCTGTTTTTTGCTGACGAGCAAATACATCTGCTTCTTGAAAGCCAGACAGAAGTCCAGTTAGATTAATAGCCATAATTACCTCATCAAATTAGATATTGATAAAGGGTCTCCTAAGAATGCACCTTTACCACCAACCATTCCACTCATAGCACTAGGTTGAGAAAACTGTCCAGCATAATCAAGGTCAATTTGGGACATATCATTTGTATTCATCCCTTGAGTGCGTCCATACATTTTAAGGAATCGTCCAGTTATTGGGTCTTGATATGCCAATAGAGAAAGACCATTTCCTAAGTCTTCCGTATATCGTCCACCACCTGCACGTATCTTTCCAATAGTTACATCATCTACTACTGCTGATGGCGCACCAACTGTGTTGTTACCAAAGGCTGGAAATCTCTCACCAAAAGAATATGTTGGAGGAGCATCTGCAAACGAAGAAGTCTCACCCGGCAATGAAGGTCGTTGCATATTCATTGGGTCATTAGGGTCATACGCTTCAGGAATAAATCCATCGTTGCCTGTGCCTTGTGTGCCAGCAAAAGTATCACCTTGACCATAGCCAATTGCTTTGTCATATCCTTTCTTCAAATCTGGATATGCCATACGAAGCAACGAACCGAGTTCTTTTTGCTCAGCCTGTCGATTTAAACTAGACTGCCTTTGTTGTGCAAGGTCAAACTCACGCTGTTGATTTGCCTGTTGCATTTCAAGTTGATTTGCTTGCAATGCATTTTGTCGACCATATATTTGTTCTTGCATTGCCATATAGTCAGCGTTCTGCAACATATTGGCTGCATTAGCAGCCATCTGTGGGCGAGTCGCAAGTTGTTGCATTGCAACTTGATTGGCAATACCTGCACTGCGTCCCTGTTGTGCTGCCAGTTGCTGTTGTGCAAGACCAGCATTTATGCCACCGCCAATACCACTATTAGCAAATCGCTGTTGAAGAGCCGCTTCTCCGGCTGCTCCTACAGTCCTATTGCGTGATTCTGCTGCTCCAATTACTGGGGCTAAGTCACGACTTGATGGACCTTGAAGCATCATCTCAAGCGCACGTTCTTGTGCATTCCGCATCTGTGGTTGCAATTCGGCACGACGAGCAATAGCATCACGCTCTTGCTCTGCCATTGCATTACGCTGTCCTTCTAACTGTCGTTGATATCGTCCGGCTGCTGCTAGATAAGCGTTATTCTGTGTTGAGGAACGACCGCCTCCACCAAAAATACCTCGACCTAATGCAGATAATGGGTTCTTAATTCCCAACATTTTATTCAAATTAATACCACCTGTAATGTCGTTGAACATTTTGATTTGGCTGTAACCGGGTATAAAACTTCTTGCAGCAATATCCAATCCACCTTCAACCATACCCTTAGCACTTCCGGCTCCTAGGAGATTCATATATGGTGAATACTTTTGATAGGCTTTACCAAAGTTGCCCATATACTTACCCATACCACCTAAAAAGGCAAATGGATTTGTAGACGCAGGATTCTTATAGCCACCTTGACTATTTACCTGCCCACGAGTTATTTCCTCTTCATTAAAGTTGTACATTGACATTGGTAAGCCTCTTTATGATGCAGTTATGCACTGCCATCCCCAGTTAGTCCCATCAAATGTTGCAATGAATCCACACACTTGATGTTGTGTGGTGAGTGTCGTAAGCGTCGACGGTTTCCACAACGTATCACTGGATTGTACTGCCAATGTAACAGCATTAGCACCAGAGTCAACTTTTGTTATATACAGCACCTTACCAACAGCAGAAGCAGCAGTTGGGAAGGTTACTGTAATAGCACCACTCGTGCAATCACATCGCACAAGTGACGGACCATTTTCAATCTGCGTACTTGCAGTTATGTTGTACGTTAGCGTTTCTGATGGAACAAACTTTGCACGTTTATTGTACTCAGAGAAGTTAAACTCAATTACAACAGCACTCTGGTCTGGAAGTTGCTCTCTTGTGTCAAAGGTATCTGGTGTTGGTACTGGTGCTGGTATAGGCATTATCGGTGTCTCGTTATTCCACTCTCAATCATATGCAAATGTATTCCATATATCCTAAATGCATAATCTACTTCATTACCTAGAATACTCATTGAAAAATTTACATCTACAATGTCACGTCGTAAACCTCGTATTGCTCGTGACGATTTACCCGCAAACGTATATGTGCCAATTGAAAAATTTGTAAGGCTTGCATCAGATACTACATAAGTAATAAGCGTCCCATTTAATGGTTCACCTTCTACAAATAAATCAATCTGACTAGGTCTATTTTTAGAATAGTATGCAATACCTTCTGAGTAGTTTTGACCATACGCACGAGTTACCACCTCAAATGAAATAGGTAAGTATTCTCTAAACGTTGCCATAGGTGGACCAGCAGTAAGTCCAACTGTTGCAGGATTTATAGTGTGTACACCACTCTGTGTTCCAGTTGCTGTAATAACAGGTCCACCAGAAGTGAGTGACACTTGAATTACAGATTGATTAGTTAAGTTTGTGGTTATAGAAATAACAAAATACGTAGTTCCAACTGTAAATCCTGTAGGCAATGCGCCTGTAGTTGTAAATGAAATCCTATCTCCAATAACAACAGTTGGAGTAAATAAACCAGATGTTTTTGTAATGTCAGCACTACCAATTGCAAATGTTACTGTAGCGGGTGTTAATGGTGTCCACCCTAATGTAAGAGTTGTCGGCGTTACTTGTTTTACATAATAAGAAGACCCAGTACCTATTGAGTTACCATCATTTACAATTCGTATTATTTCTCCAACATTTAAATTACTTGTGTTGTTTGTTCCGCTAAAATTAAATGCAGTACTAGTTGCTGATATTGGTTTATATGTAAAATTTGAATCATAAAAGTTATCCATTTTAAATATCTGACCAATAGTATTTCCGATATAAAAAACGTTTCTATCATTCTCAGATGCAATAGAGACTGCATCTGTAAAATCAAAATCATATGAATAAGTAAAAGTAACCCATCCATTATATTTTGCGTCCCATACATATCCTGTTTGTATACGAGTACTGTCATTATTGCTGGTAGCATTAGGGGCAAATACAAATAATCGCTTATCATGCATAGCCATAAATGACCGGCTATACACAGATGCAGAAATAGGAAATGTTTGGTCCAATATACGTGTAGGTGAAGCACTAAGCATTCTGTCTAGTTGCAAAGACTTTTGTAATACTTGTGTACCAGCAAATTGCACAATGCCATTTGTATTCAAGTACCACGGTTGTCCGATTACATTTGCTAACGCACGAGGTGCTAACAAGCCAATACCGGGTTCTCGTAAAAATGCCTGTACACTCCAACTTGATGCATCAAATCCAGTAACAGGATAAACAACGTTTTCCCTGAAGACCAACAGTACGGCTGTTGTACTGTTATTTTTAGACATCATGTCGCCGTGATATGACAACATATTAACAATATATTCAACATCTGATGTTGATGATATATCAAAGGATGCACCCTTTATAGACACCTTTGGGTCTGTAAAATCAGGGACGTTAGTGGTGTTAATTGTATATTCATTATCTGCATCGAATAACCACGACACAGATAGTGTATTCTTTTTTGCTACCCATAGGCGTTGTTGATGTATTGCAATGGCTGTGGCTCCAACAGGGAAGGTATCTTGTCCATATTCATACACATCCCCTTGAGAACCCTTAGGACCATCATCAAAAACTTTTACTTCAGCAACATTATCTACAAGCGTTATTCCACCAACTGCGCTAAGGAGACTTAAGTCAACTCCATAGATGGTGTTATCACTAAGGCGTATAGAACCCAGACATCTATATCTACCATCAGTAAATGACGAACTTTGTCGATAGATAATAAGATGCGTATATCCTGTACCAGTCAATGTTTCAGCAGCAGGATTTAAGAGTATTGAGTTACTGCTTAATGCTTCAGTGGTTGTAACCTCATTACTGATTCCTGATAGTTCACTTTCAAAGCCCTTGACATAAACCGTAGATGCGCCAGTACCTGTGCCGGGAATAAATGGAGCCGAGGCTCCATCTTCTGGATACCATCGAGAGAACCGATACGTATACTTGATTCCGGCTGTTAGATTCCCATTAACAACGATGTCTCCAATTAGCATGAAGTCATCACCACTAAACATATTCTTAACATCATCTTCAACACGTATATACATTTGCAATACAGCATTGATTCGATTGTCAGTAAAACCTCTGAGCGACCACGTCATGTAGCCATTCTGTTCATCTAACGTTCCTATGCCACCCCACTCTACAAAGCCGTTTGCTTGTTGCAACCCAATCCTAAATCTAGGGCTAGCATCACGAACAATTGCAGGTAGTTGCATACGCATACTTACACTGTCGTAAGTACTCCAGTCTTTTGCAGTTGCAAAGGAAAACTTAATAGCACACTTTGCAAGTAAGCCAGCATAACCGGGAACATTAGCGTTATTTTGTGTAGCCTTTACTTTGACAAGTCCAGATGCAGTATCTGTAGCATCTGTTGATAGGGTATTTAGCCTAGGGCTTACAGCATGAAGATTGACCTCAGTAATATAGATACCTTTTTGGTCTCCTTCTTTTGCGTTGATATTGACAAAGGCAATCTGAAATTCCGTTAGTTGGTCTCGATAGACTCTAAAATCAACGAGTACATTTACTTTAATCCAGTCTTCGCCACCACGAGCAATTGGAGGCGCAACAACGCTAGAGACATAAGCACCTGCGATTGACGCTCCATTCTTTGCACCTTGAATAGAGACTTTAATAGATTGACCAGTAACACTATTCTGCGTATCAACATTAATTGCCCAAAATGTAAGTAAGAACATTCCGGGTCCTTGAATCGTAAAGTACGATTGACTCCCACTGGCACTAAATGTATAAGTTGTTCCACCCTGCTCCAAAATAGATACAGTAAATGTATTTGTTGTAGTAGATAAAACCCACGCTACAGTATTAACAGTTATACCAGTAGCACCAGTGAAGATAAGTTTTTGACCAACTTTTAAACCGTGGTTATTACGAGTAACAGTAGTACTCGCAACAGTACACGTAAACGCTGTTGAACTATTTGTTTGGTCAATAAGGTTTAACTGTTCGTTTGGATAGGTAATCCCTGAATACGGAATGTTTTGAAAAATTCCATCTTCAGTTCCAGCAAACTCAATCATACGAGTTGCACTTACACCTCTAGGGCTTACAATTTGTGCTGAAGAACCAGCAGGAAAATTTCCTGCTGAAACTGAGTAAGGTATAGCCTTACGCTGTGGGTCTCCAGTTGACTTTAACCACGCTGCACCTGTAGTTGGTAAAGGACCAGTAGCACCAGCCGTAAATCCCTTATCAGAGATAAGCGTTACATCGCCACCAGTACGCAAGATTGGTCCAACTGCACTATCAATGAATAGATGTTTATTAGTTGCAGGTACGCCAACCTGAACGTTTGGGTATGGACGTACTGATGGTTTTAAATTAGGGAATCCAGATATTGAAGGAACAACTTCAATAGTCGAACCATCCGTTCGAAACAATCCAATATTCGATTCAGTGCCATCAGATTTTAACCCCGGTACTCCATATACATATTTTCCATACGCAACCATACGCACGTTAGGACTATACAAAGTATCAAACGCAGCAGTCGTTGAAAGAGTTGTATACGAATTTGTAGTCGTATTAAATACACGTATTTCGCCAGCACTCGTATAAACAAAGTTTGAAGATACACCAGATGATTGTTTAAGAGGAACCATCTCAAATACGCCATTTGCATAACTAGCGGACGGAATAACGTAATGCGGTCCTGTTCCGGTTGTAGAAAAGTTTATTGCAGGTCCACCAGCAAATGAAGCAACACCTATTGTCGATGCTGTTGGTGCAGGACTTGCTGCTACAACATATGTAAATGTTGTATTAATACCAGTAGGTAATGCTCCATCAGTTGCAAATTTTATTGGTGCGCCAACTGGAAGAATAAATGGAAACGTTCCATTAATGTTAGGCGACCCACCACCTAAAAATGTAACGGTAATAGGTGCAGTGTTACACTCAGACGGCTGAAGTAATCCTTGTATTCCATTTCGCAAAACAAGGCTGCCACCATCTAACTGCATATTATTTATCTTTTGACAAAGTCCACCTTCAAGTTTATTAGCATCATTAAATGTGTCAATGCCTCGAAATGTTTTGTCGCCAACAACGTATGGTTGTGCGCCTGACGTTATCATTCGTGTTTCATCAGCCATTACAAGGTCCTCGCTTCCACTGTGTAACTATTGTAGCGTCACCAATAAATTGATTAGAAAGTGACGCTTCTGCCATAAATTGATTACTTAATGTAGCGTCTACTTTATATTCAGGGCAAGGACACAACACAGGTTCTGGAGGGTTAGGTCCAGAACCACCTACCGCATTAAGTCCACCTACCCATACATAAAATGGTGAACGAAATCCTGCTGCCATTAGACTGGGTCAATCCCTGTAACTGGGTCAGCAGATGCGTTAGTTGTTAGTGCTGCCGTCCACGCTGCATTAGCAGGTGTTAAGTCATCATTTTCTTTGGTTACAGTGAGTGTGCTTGCAGTAATAGATGTTCTATTGCGTATTGCTCTCAATGCAGAGCGAACAGTACGCTCATTCAAAGTTCCGGCATTTGTACCACTACCTAGGTCTCTAGCAAGTATTCCGTCTGCAATGCTTTCTCTAGTATGAACGTGCGTTGCTAAAATGACAAATTCTACACCAGCAGCAGGTGCGCTCGATAATGGCTCATCTAATGTAATTGTTCCACCGCCAACAGAATTAACAAGTATCAAATCTGAAGTACCAGTTAAAGTTCCGCTAATAAAATGCAATGTTTGTTCTTTAAAAGCGTCAGCAGTAAAGCCCGTAAGGTTAGTGTTAATTACTGTTGTTGTAGAGCCAGCAGTTACCGTACCTTCAACTACATTGTTTGCTTTACGCAGAGTGTCCATTAATTTGCCAAATGTGTTAGCCGTGTTGTAACTTGCGTACAGAGCATTCCATACATCAGATGCAATGGAACCAGCAATTATTCGCCCTTCAGATGGAGTGCCATCACCGCTCATACGGATTGTAATTGCACTGTCTGCAATCTTTGCACTCGTAATAGCGTCAGCGGCTATGGAATCTGCGTCAATAGCACCTGTCGCTATCTTAGCGGCGGTAATAGCGTCAGCGGCTATAGCGTCAGCATCTATGGCTCCTGTCGCTATTTTAGCGGCGGTGATGGCATCTGAGGCTATTGCATCAGCATCGATAGCACCCGTGGCAATTTTTGCAGAGGTAATAGCATCGTTAGCGAGAACTGTAGCATTGACTGCATTTGCAGCAAGATATGCCTTTACTCCACCAGCAGCAGCATTACCTATTACTAAAGCACTATCTTGAAATTTTGATGCCTGTAATGCGTCTGCTGCGATGTTTCCAGCAGCAATAGCATTTGCAGCAAGATAGGCTTTTACGCCTGTACCTGATGCACTTCCAATTGCTAATGCGCCATCTTGAATCTTAGTTGCTTGAATTGCATCGGCAGCAATAGATGCTGCTGTAATAACATTATTGTTTATAGTGCCAACAGTAACAGCGTTTGTGACACTAGTAGCAGTTGTTATTGTGCCAGCCGTAATGTTAGTAGTATTGGCTATTGTGCCACCGGGGAATGTAGCAGTAAGGAATCCAGCAGGTTGTGCATACGAAGCCATACGAGACGTAATTGCAGCGTCTAAGTAACCTGTCTGTGTAACTGTTGGCGCATTAAAAGCATCACCAGAATAAACATAACCTACTAAATGAACAGTCCTAATAGACGCGTGTGCAATTGTGACAGACAACATTCCTGTTGTGTCTATATCCGATTGGGCTAGTTGATATGACCAAAGCCCATTGACTAGGTGTGTCACACTCGGCGATACAGGAGTAACAGCCGTACCAGTACCATTCTTGTAAATGGTAATAGTTGGACTTGTAATACCTGTAGTCACGGCAGTGTAGCCATCCGTAATACTTGCAGCATAAAACACCACATTACGTCTGGCTGCTGTAGCATCGCTCTGTGTAAACCTAAACATTAGTTAAGCCCCGCATTCAGTTTTAGTCTAGGCTCAGTCGCTAAACTGCCACCACCACCGCCTGTCATTACAATATCTTCAAGCACAATAGTTGCTGTTGGTAGCGTTTTAGTAGGTGATGTACTTTTAGTCCACACACCTGACGTTCCATTTCTAAATCCCCAGTCAACATTTTCAAGTTCTTCGTTATAGGCTGGAGCATAGGTTTCGTCTATAGTCCACACACGCATAGTTGTGTTTCCCGGACCTTCAGCAACAAACCAGTATTTTGTGCCTCCTGCCAAATTGACTGGAGCCTTATACGTAACTCTATATGGTGCAAGTAACTGTGATGTACGTCGATAGATATTTGTAGTCCCAGACTGCATTGTTACATTATCTGAATCACGAATAATCCTAAATATTGGACCACCACCAAATCCGTACGTTATTCCAGATACCCAGATTTCTGACACCTTATATGTACTAACCGTTGAAGGAAGTGAGAATGAGAATCCAATTTGGTTAGTTGGTCCAGCAGTAGTTGATGTGCTATCAGCAGGTCCTGTTAAAGGGCAAGGATATCCGTACCACCTAGTAGATGTACCGAGTCCATAAAGTGGTATTCCAGTGCCGGGGGTAGCACCATTGACGTGATACCACGCAGCATCATTAACAAATGGGTTTGTACTTAGCGCAGCCCGTACAGTGACTGTATATCCTGCGGTCCAGTTAGTGTCAGGTCGCATGACAAATGCATACTGTTCACCTTCAGTCAATGAAAATGACATACCTGTAAGTTCGTTATAACCAACTACTAGTGTGTTAGCATCGATAGTACCTTGCGTACCAGTAATAAATGTGCCATCTGGAATACCAGCAGGAGCAAACCCAGCACCATTACTAATTACTGACTGTATGCCATATCTGAGCGTTGAGGTTGATGCAATTGTTTCGGCAGTTACGTATATAACAGCCCTCGTTAACGTTCCTGTAAATGGGCTATCAAAGACCATACTTTGAGAATTAGCCGTATTAACTCCAATTGTCCTAGTGGTAAAACCAAAGTTAGAGTCGTTGAACGGTAAGAACGTATTGAGTTCTGCTTTAAACGCTGCCATCTCTTACCTTTACAATATTCCCATCAGGGTCATCTACGTCAAAAATGAATTCTTTGCCAATCAACTGTTGACCATACTTATTAATGTATGCAGTAAATATATAGTCCCACGGCGCACCAAAAGTAAATGGGTCAGATTGCACAGCATTTCCAGCCCATTCAACTCCTGTATTTGGAGAACCATTGAGGTAGTACATTTTTACTGATTGCTTTGTACCATCGGTCATTTCTGTTTCAACAGTGTAAAGACCGCAAGCCTCAACTTTAATTACTTGCATTAATCTTCTTTCTTTTCAAAAATCTCACTAGTAAGACTATTGAATGGAAGTGCCATATCAGGACGAGTAAAGAAAGCGATAATAGATGTAAGAGCAGCAGCAGAAGCAATGCTCAAACCTTTTACTGAATTGACGCTAATTATCTGCATAAGTTGGTCAAGGTTAACAACATTTGCGTTCTGCATTGCAGTAGCAACATACGTAGCAAAGGTGCTTGTGAATGCAATGATTGCAATTGTTACAAGCCTAGAAAATGATATGCCTTGAAATTTCATTTTGTTTTCTCTTCCATTACACGCAAACGTTCTTTGACGTTTTGCATTTCCCTATCTAATCGAACTATTTCAGTACGCAAATCTTGAATACTTGCTTTAAGGTCTGCGTGTTGAATTCCAGTTTGATTGATGAGATTCTGCAACATCAATTCGATTCTATCTACTCTTCGGACAAACATAAATGATGAAGATATCAGGGAAACAATAGTACTAAGTACAACGCCAATCAAAACAATTAGTATTTCTTTTAGATACATTACCCCTGTCCTCCTAGTACTGGAGGTATTGCAAATGGGCTACCGGGCATCTTGAGGAATGTGTCTAGTTGTCCCCACAATCGCATTCTAGACTCGTTATACCAATTGGACCAGAATGCCCTTTGAGCCACAGATGGGTCATCTGTATTCTTAAGGGCAATCTTGTATGCAGCATAACTTGCCCACATTTTTAGTTGAAGGTCATCTGGAATAATCGTAAGAGTATCTGCGCCAATGTTGCCGACAACTCCAGCACCATAAACAGTAAATACAGTACTAGCAGTAGGTTTTGGATAAACTTGAATATTGTAGTTACCTTGACGGAACCAATACTTTGGTGTGCCAGTTGCATCAGTTTCATATGATGGGCTATATGCTCTTAGAGTTGGTTCACTGCAATGAACAAGATTTGTAGAACCGGCTTGTACAGTTAAAGGAAACCACAATGCTGTAGCATCATTTACTGTATTTGGTGCTGTTGGTACATATGGTCCTACGCACGAGATATCGCTAAGGTTAATAATGTGTTCGGTCTGTGTAACAGTTCCTTTTGCTGGAACATACAAACAAGTACGACAGGTCTCTTTGATGGCTTCATTAAGGTAGTCTGTAATGGTTGTAGTAGTATCAACCGTAACGGCTCCAGAGCCATCACCAACTTCGCCTACAGAACTATTATCTGCTTCGTTGAGTAGCCGAATTACTTCTGCAATAAGAGTAGTTACATTTGCCATTAGACTGTTCTCCTATTATATATTGCAGCAAAAGATTCAACCTCTCCTAGGTGTTGCAAATACTCATTGCGATACAACGCAAGAGAATCTGCTTCCTTCATTTGCATTGCTCGTTTGTATAGCGTTCCATAAACAACGCAGTCGTGGGCGACATCAGGAAGCGGACACTCGTGAGAATCTGCAAGGGCAACTGGGTCACCATTGATGTCGTACTGCCATATACTTCCGGGCTGTGCAAACCCTTCAATCATAATGCCATTTGTGATTGCGCTTGTTGGTGCAGGTTTAAATCCTAATCGATTCATACCCATTGCAATGCAAGCATCAAGTTCTGCACCACTGTCATTACGATAGTTATCGACTGCTTGAGAACTAAACTCTAGCAACCTAATACGTTCGTAGTTACTATTCTTGAGGATGAATACTCCCCTAATACGGTAAATATCAGGGGAGCAGTATTCCGACTGGTCTGCCACCAAATCTAAATATCTCCTGCCAAAAAGGCAGTCCGTTCGTCGAGCAATTTCATTTGCCGTCTCAACGATAAGGTATTCAAGTCCAAACGGGTCTAAGTCATGCTTGCCACCAAAGTGGTGCAATCCAACCATACGAACTTTTTGTTTGATGTCAGCCAGTGTCATGTTAACTCACCACTGAATTGTCTTTGCCAATAGCAAGGTCTGCAAACATAATTTGTGCATACCCAGTTTGTAGGTACGCTCCATTAAGTGTTTGAAGTGCTACACGCATCCACGGGCGAGTTGTTTTATCAATCTGCGCTCCGTGAATTTTAAACACACGAACAGGGGCAAACAATGCGTTGGCTGCTGATGCTACTGTTGCTGTAGTCCCATTAATTGTTGCAGACACCGTAAACGTAGTAGCGGATGGAACGCTATTTACATAATAAGGTTGGTCGGCTACAAGGTTTGGCGTACCAGTTACAGACCCTAGATAGAGATATACAACATCACCAATGTCAAGTCCGTGTGGACAGACTAGAGTACCACCTTGTGATGCTACAGATGTAAATACATTACTTGTGACAGTATTACTTACAAACAAGTATGGCTGTTTATCTATACAAGTCCAGAATCCAGCACCAGCAGTAAGTGCTGTTGCTCCAATAACAATAGGCGCACCATTATATGTTGCAGATAATCCAAACTGTCCAGCAACTGTAGTTGGCACGACAAAGTATGGTGTATTTGTAGCAAGTCCTGTACCACCCGTAATAGATGTAAATACAAGGACACATCCCGCAGGAGGAGCCGTATCAAGTGTAATCGCTGATGCTCCAGAAGCAGCAGTAGCCGTTGTAAATTGTCCAAATGGACTAAATGTACCCACGTATCCATTAACTAAAGCAAGGTCGGTCAAAGCAGCAAGTGCCGAACCATTAGGTGTATACAACGTATTGTTAGGTCCAACAAGAAACTGAAAACCAGCAGTAATTCCACCAGAAGTTGTATGGGCTACAAATGTCTGTCCAGCAGATATACTTCCCGACCTAACTACAAATCCACCAGTAGTACCAGCAAGAGAAATTTGAACCTGTGTTGCATTAGCAGCAACTACACTTGTGGTACTTACTGGTTGCCAGTCAAAGTCACCCTGCACTGGTGCTGTTGCAGAGTTTGTACCTGCACCTTGAACAATCAATTGTGAATTGACAGGACCAACTACACCAGCAAGACCAACCGAAGCACGAAGGTAATAAAGACCTCCTGCTGTACTGGATTGCAGTGGTGCATCACCAACAATTGCACTCTGCACAGCCTGACTGGTCATATTAGTCATGTCTGCAACAGTTGTTCGGAATCGGGTTACATTAAGTGGGTCCGAATATCCTGTAGACCAATGTCCAGATGGACTTGATGGAAATTTAAATCCAGCAGAACGTCCACCCAAAGTAGTAACTACACCTGTCAGATTGACAGTTGCCATTGCAATTGCAGTCGATGCACCAGTCAGGACCATTGCAGCCCCATTCAATGTTGGAGATATTCCAAACGATGCACCACTACTATTAACAACATAATATGTTGTATTAATAGCAACAGGGTTATGTGCTGGTCCTGTTGCGCCACCGATGCTTGCAAATGTTACAACTGTACCGTTTGGTGGGGCAACAGCAGGGGTAGTTGCTGTATGCACCGCACTAGCGTTAAGTGTAACAGATGTCCACGCATTAGGTACAGTTGAAAATGTAAACCTAAGGGCATTATCTCTAGCCATATATTTCTCCAAAAGGGAGCCAGTTTTTAATTGACTCCCTTTCTTTTAGTTTAGAACAGCGATGCTGAATCACGTCCCATTGTAAGGAATGCGTTATCTACCAGCACACCCACGTTTGCAGCAGGTGTTGTACCACTGTTAGGTATTGCACGAACAATAACACGAACCCACGGTTTTGGGTTTGGTGCAATTGGGATTGCAAGGACACGACGTTGATGACAAACGTCATATGTTGCAGATGCCTGTGTAATGGTAGTGTCTTGCACGTTTGAACCCGGTGTCTTAGACACGTTGAACGTACCCGTAGTAGGAACACCAATTACAAATAGTGGCTGCTGAGCAGCAAATCCACCACCAGCAGCACGAGGAATAAGGATGTCTCCAATATTCAATCCGTGAGTTGCAAGTGTTCCCTGTCCATTTGAGAATACAACTGTTTTAGTTGTACCACCGTTTACAGGAATTGGGATTGCACTACTAATAGTAGACCAGTCTGTACCAGCAGCACCCAAACCAGTATCCGAAGCACCCTCAACGAGTACCTCAAATCGAACAGCAGCAACGTGTGCGCCATATGGCGCAACAGTTACATGACAGTAACGCTCTGCACCATTGGTATTTGCAAACAATGCTGGGTCGTTCAAAATAGCAGATGTTTCACCACTAACAACGATTGTCTGGTCAGCATTTGTATTGCGGAAACCGGCTCGGTTCAATGTGTTACTTACACCTTGAGACCACGAACCACTTACACCTGTTGATACAAAGCCCATTGTTGCACCCGAAGATAGAACAGTTGTGCTTGCACCATAGTTTGTTACTTGCAGTTGGTTTGAACCGTTAGCCTGTGCTACCGTCAAAAACCGAAGTACTTGTTTTCCATCTCTTGCCATTAGAATAGTTCCTTTCTATTAGGCTACAACACGTACCTTCAGGCGACCAATAGCACGAGTGTGTGGGACCCAAAGCCCCACGCCCCAGTCGAAGACAACATTATGCATGATGCCATTCTCTTTGGACAAACCGAGGTAAGTCGGCTTAAATGGTCCACTCTGCCATCCCTGAACGTATCCAGTTCCATAACGAACTGCGTAAATATGCGAACACTTTGCAGCGTCAGCAGAGATACCGTTGCCTAGGTTGTCAGCAATGATGTGTGTAATACCATCAGACTTGCGTCCGACTGTACGGATGGTAGCGTTCTTGTACTTCTCAACAGGACGGTTGTAAGCATCCTGTGTGCTATCAAAACCAGCACCAATACCCATAACACGAATGTTGAGTTCGATACGACGCTTAGTAGCCTCGTTCATGTAAAGAACAACACCATCACCATCTGGTGCATTCATGTTGTCAAGCAGTTCCTGAACCTTGAAGATAAAGTTATTTGCTTTGCTCGACGATGCAGAATAAAGGTCTGCAAATGTAGAGTCAACTGCAATGTCCATTTCAGCAGGAATATCGTAATCTGCTGGGTTGTTCATGCGGTAGTTCAAACCGGGGAAACAGTCAGCGGAGTTGCCAGCGACCAACGACGCAGGGTCATTATTAATGAACTTGTCGTTGAAATCATAGGCAAAACCTTCGAGGAAGATATTAACCTGTGCTTCGATTGGGTCAATGATATTCGTAGGCTGGTCAAGAAGAACGTTGTCTACGAGAATCTTGTTACGTACGAGGTACATCGATTCTTCGTAGGACTTTGGCTTGCCCTTGACGGCGACTGGCTCACTGTTAACACCAGTCCAGTTTGGTGCAGGAATACCCTGATTGAGGTATCGCATACCAACCTGCTTGAGCGATGGAGAAGTATAGAGAGGAATGTCCTTGAGGGCATTCCACGTCTGATGGAGGGACTTCGAGATTTCCTTAACGAGCGGGTCATTTGACAGTGCAGCGTGGTCTGCAAGCGTCAATGCACCGTTAAAATCAATAGCCATTAGAGTGACCTTTCAAATTAACCTTGTCTGATTCCTAGAAGCGAACTTAGTGACCGTCTTCCAGTAGTGTTTTGCTGTGTACCACCAACCACTGCGCTAGCAGAACTTGCCTGTGAAACTGGGGTCGGAGTACGCTGACCTTGATTCACCTGCTGCGTTACTTCTTGACGCATTGATTGCTGAAGACCGTGTGTCAACTCATGAACCATCTTTACTGCATCAGAAGGTTTAACTCCTGTTGTAATCAAGCGGTCCACAATATGACCAGCCTTCTGTGCCAATGGATACCGCTGAACAGCCTCTTCACGTTCTCGCTGAGCCATAAACTGATTCATCTCAGCCATAGCCTGTTTGTAACGTAACGAAGTCAATTCTGCTTCCAACTGAAGTTGTGCCGTATTCGGGTCAACCAACTCCTGTTGTGTTAGGTCATGATAACGCTGCCGAATAGCCTGTTCCTGCGCCTGTTGTTCTTGTTGTGCTAATGCACGTTGAACATCTTCGGCAGATTGATAACCCTGCTGTTCAAACTGCTGAATCACATCGTCCCATTTACTTAAACGGTCAGATGAATTCTTGTACTTATCATTAACCTCCCGAAACCTATCGTAAGGGATTGGTCCGGGTTCACTTGTATCACTGGCTTGTTCTGACAAATACCCTAAGGTATCGTCATCAGCGAAATAATCCGCTGGGACATCAGCACTATCGTTAACGCCATTTGTGCTTACATATTCGGAATCGGCGGCTTCCCGAACTGCGTCCAAAATTGCGCCTGCTGCGCCGTACCCGTCTGACGCACCCGCTGATGAGTCGGGTGTTTGTATCATCATCTCGTCTGACAAAATTATCGTACTCCTTTTTTTATCTGTTGCCAACACCCTGTTGGCTTGTTGGCATCATTTGATTTTTCAATTTGTCTTTTGAAAGTTCAACTATGCCCTTTGCAGCGTCATTCTCTTGCATTAATTGAGAACGAACACGCATTTTTTCGATATCAGCATTTTTCTTTGCCTCAATCTGAGATTGTTGTTTCGTAATGTCTAACTCAGTTTGCATCTGAGCAGCCTCAGGGTCAAACTTTTGACTTTGCATTGCTTGCGCTTGCTGTGCTTCCATCATCTGGGACTGCATCTGCTGAACCTGCATAGCCATTGCTTGCTCTTGTTCATTGAGATGATTGAGTATCTTTGCAGTCTCAGGCATCGTCAACATACTAATGACAAGACGATTAGTTGCTGGGTCTTGTGGGTCACCAAAGAGACCCATCTGACGCATAGCCAATACCTTCTGTAGTTTCTGGTCTGGGCTATCTTCTTGCGTAGAACCCGGAACATATACGATGCGGTATTGACCACCATCACGAATATGCTCAAATGAGATAACACCTTGTTCCATTTGTTTGTATGGATTTTGTTGTTCATCTACATTGCCAATGAATGGAGCAACACCAAATTGCTCCACAAGAGATATTTCCCATTCTTTGATTTTTGCAGCAGATACTTCAATGTCTGCACGAACATAGGAGTGTTGCGTATTATCTGCACGTTGCAGTAACGATACTGCTTCTGCCGGTGTTCCCGCTGGAGCCTGTCCCTGTGACACATCATGCAATCCCGCAATATCCATCATGTCCTTCTCAAGGTACTGAAGCATTGGGAATAGGTCACCACCAATTCCGGGCGCACGAGATACAACTGGTGGCGCAGAACCGGGGTTGTAGTAAATCTTGCGGAATGTTCGTGATGAATCCTGATAGTCGTCACCACTTTGGTTGAATGCATCTGCACCAATGTTTGAGAGACGTTGAACTAGCACATAATCTCGTTGTTGCTCAAACTGCTCAAGCATTCTTGAGTAGACACGATTGTAGGTGCTTTGTAATCCACACAGGTCAAATCCCAGCGAATGTCCATAAGGTGTGCCTGACCTAGGCTGCCATCGCAGTGGAATGAAAGGGAACTCATCTTTTTTCTTATATATCCACGGACCAGCGTGAAGCAAAACAGAATTGGTGCTAACTATATATCGCCCAGATGGATACTGTTGTGACGGCTTTTCCCAATATTCATAAACAATTGCTGCACGTTTTTTAGAGTCAGTCTGTTGCAGTCTTGCAGTAGATGCTGGAACCCATCCGTTACCAGAACCATTACCACCCTCAAGATATGCATCAATGTATGAAGCATTGTTTCCTAAGGTAGCATCAGGATTGACAAGTTTTCCAGTGTCTCCATAATTGTCCACAAACCACGACAAGGGCTTTGACATTGCGTGGATGAGCCAGCGGACATCTGGGTCACGCTTTGCTGTCGGGTCAAGGAAGATGTCAAAAGCAGGAAGAATTTCTTCCTTGATATCTCCGAGTTTAATGTTTTCATATCCTGTAATTTCTCCAGTCTCTGCGGAGAAGTACGGCATAATCTGTTCACCACGAGCATCCCAATAAACCTTTAGATATGACGTACCACACACACAAGCCCAGCGGACACGCTCTTTCAACTGTGTCTCACGACTAAACTTGCGGTTGTAATGCCCACAGATATGATTGGCTTCTTCAGATGCAAGAAGGTCCTTCTCACTATCTGATAGAGGAACTGCCCTTACGTCTGGACCAACCTGTGTCAACTTACCAACAACACCATCAATAAGAGGACGCATCTTATTGACAGTAATGTAACGGTTTGGCTCCTTCTGCGACTGCATAGACACAAGGTTACGACTCTGACTTGCAAGCCTAAACCATTGTCTCCCTTCGAAGAAAGCCGTAGCCATCGCCCATTCAAGTTCCATCTCCTGCCTAGCACGATACGCAATGTCAAACTGTTCTTTGACAAACTTGACTACTTTACGTTTTTCTTCGTCGGGAGAAGTAGGTTCAACTTTCCATTCATTTGCATCGTGGTCAATCGTCAGATTATCATCGGTCTTTAATTGCAAGTTTCTTGCTTGATATGAACCGGGGATACCATTGACCATCTTCTGCTCAAATGCCATTACCTTAGGCTCTTCTTCTTCATCCATTCGTTGTTGAATGGCGGGAGCCAGACCGGCTATCGCATCCATACCCATTGTATTTTTGGGTCTACGCTTCAGTAAAGGAATTCTCATTAGACGTATAAATCCTCATCACGTATTGCTTTTGGCAAAGGTTTATTCCGCCTAATGCAATAAAGTTCATATGCTGTCCAAATATTACACAAAAGCATAAGCGATTGTATAGCAACTAAATACCAATCCATATTCTATACATAGTCTTTCTGGTCGTTATCCTGTTGCCATAAAGGCTTCCACGTCTTTGGTGCTTCAGTCTCAGGGCAAGCCACAGGGAACTCTCGCCACATAAGTCCATACCTGAACGAGTCAATAGCGTGGTCTTTACGTGTGCCACCATCGATGTCTTCTGGGTCTTTAGGGTCTGCCATTGTGTCATTCAACTCTTTAATTAAGTTTGGACACGCATTCCTTACGATACGCAACTTTGGTTTTAGTTTGTCATTTTCAACACGAGTTGCCTGTAGCCATTCTTTAATTCGTCGCCATCCTGCTTTCCTATCTTTGACAGCACGTACGCAGGGTATCCCTTTTCTCCACCAAATCTCTACAGGATATTCACCAATACGTTCTGCTGGATTTGCTGGAGGAAATGTATTTGCCCAGTCAAATGCAACTGCTTCAAGTTTGGTGTTCCATCTACCATCTCTGAATCGCCTGTCATGTGGTTCTGCAAGTTTTAACTTCTCTAGCAATGCAAGAGAGTTTTCTGCTTGTTTACTAGATACGTGACCTGCTTCATAGAACTCGCCAAACACATATACATTTTCTTTTTCATCGCTTGCGTAAACAATGAATGATGCAGGACTTCCTGTACCAAAGTCATGACTAGCCCAATACCTCCACCACGGTTGCAACTCGACTGCCTCTACAACGTGCCACGCTTCGCCATCTGGACCCCATTCCTTGAAGTCGGCAAAGAACCTACCTCCTATACCAACTTCGTGCTGGCACTCACGTAGGAAGGCAATCAAGCCAAAGTCATCTATCTCACGCTGGCAGACTTCAATGGACTTATGCGCCCACGTAGCCGTACCACCAGTAATCTTGTATCCAGTCCTGCCGTTTTCACGTTCAACAGTTTCATACTGCAAATCTTGAATAGCCGGAACAATTGGTGATTGGACACGATTCTGTAACATATCCAACTCACCACTAAGTACACGACTCATTACTGAGTTTGCGTGAATCCTGTTCTGCACAAACACGATTGCACAATCAGTACTTTTTGCAGGAAGAATAGTCTGTGTAATAGTTTGGATTTTTTTCTCAACACGATTGACGGAATCATCAAGTTCATCGATGTCGTCTAAGATGATGATGTCTGGACGCAGGTTGTCTAACTTAACACCTCGTGCGCCAGTGTCAAGTCCAAAAGCAAGAATATTAAATCCATTAGCAGTGCGTAACTTTTCCGCATTCCATCCTTTTGAATAACCGTATTTATTGATGGCTCGCTCAATACCACACTTCTCCATTGTATTTGCAATATCTGCAACGTGACGGTTAGCAGCATCTTGTGTAGCGCATACGTATAACAAAAACCGCCTAGATGCTTTGACAGCAATGCGACTGGATATAAGTTCCATCGTAGTTGATTTTCCGCCACCACGAAACCAACATTCAATCAATGCTGGTGGAGGATTACCTTCTACGATTCCTTCTGCCCATTCCCACGCACGACGGTGATGCTCACCTAATTCAGCAGATGCTGCATGAGGAGCATAGGTTTTTAGCCATTTACTGTAATCAAGTTCGTGTCCTGTTATTGGTACAGCCTTACCACTATCAAAATCACCGCCATCAATAACCTCATCAAACTTCTCTTCCATTGCCTGAAGCAATGCAAGTGATAGCGGTTTATCCGGACGTATAAATTTCTTTAATGGCTTTGGGGTCGCCCTTGTATTAACTAGACTCTTCTGTGCCATCAATTACCTCTGCATCAATTATGTCATCGCCATTCTGTTCATACACACGAATCAGTTTGCCAATCCCATTTCTGATTGCTGCATATTCATCTGCGTCTCGAACTGTTGCTTTGACGATACCTACTACTTGCATTATTAATGAGAACGCTTGGTCCACCTCAAGGGTATATGCTTTTTGATGGAGAAGTCGTTGCTCAGTCTCAACAATAGTTGAACGACGTGCAATCAAATCAAGAACATCTTTACTTGCTTCATACTCATTTAACGTGTGATGAATAGCAGTACCCAACGCTTTGAAGTTGTCATCAAATTGTTCTGTGTAAAGTGATGCTTTACACATAGCGTATGCTTCTTTAACTTTGTTGTATTGGTCAAGGCTTACACCTTCTGCTGCTGCTTCTGCACGAGTATCAAGCAACGCAGTGATGTACGCTGCATCATCTCGTAGGGAAAATAACTCTGGGTCTTCACGTAGTTCATTAATACGTGTCAATAACTTTGAGCCTACTGTTGCAAATCTTGCTCGTGCATTACCATTTAGACCTGTTACAAAATTCATCGTATCGATGTTTGCTTTTGCAGGAACTCCGCCGTGCTTGTAGCAAAACTTAGAACCCCTTACTGCAAAGTGCTTACACCTACAGTCAACATTTCCTTTTGTGTACGTTGCTTCGCAAAGAGGAACCAATACTCCACCACGAGTTTTAAATCGTCCGGTTTCATTTTCTGTAATTGGGTCAGTCATTGACATATTGTATACTTCCTATATGTCAAATGTGCCAGTCCAGCCCAGTCATTATAGAAGACACACTATCCAACCTATCGATGCAATCATTGATTGGGGACTTTCATTCTGTTTAGGTAATGTACTCAAGTATATTAGTCGTGCTGGCAAAAAAGAAAGTGCTTCTCGTGATGAAGATTTACGAAAAGCACTCTGGTATTTAGTATTTGAACTAACATCGTCCACAGAAAAAGCAGACGATGTAGCCCAAATGTTTAAAAACTAGCGGTCTCTAGACCCACCCTTTTGAAAGAACTCCTGAGCAGAACCGGCTGGTGCGCCCGTTTTCTTTGAACCGGCTGGTGAATACTTGCGAACTGGAGGAAGGCTACTTGCTCCGAGTCCACCACGCTGGTCACCAGTAGCAACAACAGGTGCAAGTTTGCTCGATGGGGCTTCAATGCGTGGTCGCTCTGCGCCTAGGATATTAGAGCGAACCATACTTCCCTTGAGTCCTGCACCCATATAGGATTTAGACTTAGGACGATAGAGGTCAACCATACGGTTAGTTTGCGTTGCGTGGTCAGACTTGCCACCAACGTGTCCGCCAAAATTTCTATCCATCATCTCATCGCCCTTACCAAAGATGTCAGACTTCTGAGAAATAATCTTTGCATCAAAGTCTCTCATTACTGCATTGGTAAAGTCTTCGCTTTGGCGATTAGCCTTCAGGTGGTCCATAAGGGCTTTGCGACCAGCAATCTTACCCTTACGCACCGCAGCGTCAAAACCAAATCCAACATAGTCTTTGGCTGCTTTTTTAATTTTCACAGCATCAAGATTTGGATTTTTAGTAAGAAATGCTTCTAGACTTGCAGTTGGAGCCAATGCTTGACGTAGACCCATTCCAACTGCATTGCGGTCCCTAGACCCACCCCGCTGGAAAAACTCTTGAGCAGTGCCGGGTGGCGGATTTTTAGTATCTGGCATTATCTTTTACCCTTCATGAACGCTGGCATCATTTTCTTGCCGTGTTCTTTCATTTCGCCTTTCATCATCTCTTTCTTAGATGATGGACGCTTTCCATATTCTTTTGTTTCAGCCTTCATAACTCCCTTTGAGGACTTAACAGACTTACCGTGTTCTTTAGATTCAATACCCATAAGTTTAGACATCATAGACATCTTCCCTTTTGGATAAGGCATTCCCATTGGCATGATTACTTCTTAACTCCCATCATTTTTGACATTGGTGACTGTCCAGAATAGTTAGTTTTAGCATAAGGGTTCATAGTAAACGATGGTCCACCAGAGTTACCGCTATACTTTGTGCGTCTAAATCCAGTTGCTCTATCTGCTTCATACATAGATGCAGCAACTCCTAGCATTGGGTTACTCAACGCTCCGCCAATACCACCACCCTTAGGTGCTGCTTTAGGTGCTACCTTAGTTGCTTTGGCTGCTGCTGCTCGACCAGCCAAACGTTGTCGTGCAATACGAGCATTAGTTGCATCACGAGCAGTAACATCAAGACTGTTTGCCATACGCTCGTTATTTACTGCGGAGTTAAATGCCTGTTCTTGCCTATTTAAAAACACGTCTCTGTTCTTAGCCAAATCAAACATTGCGCGACGTGTTGGGTCCATATTTCCAACAGTGCGTGGTCCTGCTACACTTCTTGAATTAGCACGATTTACAATGCGTCTATCTTCAGCATTGCGTTCGTATTGCAATTCACTCAATGCCTTATCATTGAGTCTTCGTGCTGCATCACCAGATGGCGTAAATGTATCGCCACGACGATTTGTTCGAATACCTGCTTCCCCACGAGTTACAAACTTTTCTTTAGCCATATTAGCCTCTCTTAACACCCATTAATTTTGAAACCTTAGACTGACCAGCATATGCTGGCTTTCCAATATTAGACAAAAACATTTGACGACGACCGGGATTTGCTTTACGGTCTGCTGCCATTCTGCCTGATTCTTTACGTGCAGCATACTGTTGTTTTGTTTCACCAGTATCGATATATGGTTCACGTTGCATTGCATCAAATGACGGCTGAGGCATTGCAGCAGCCATAGCCGTTGTTGGAAGACCGCCAAAACCGAGTCTGGCTGCGGTAGTTGCTCCACCCACTGCTGCTCGTGCCAGTGCTGGTGCATTAACTTTTGCTAAGCCTTTTCCAGCCATATGAAGAGTTTCTTCAATGCCTTTGTCTTTAGCAATTCGTTCAACTTTATGAATGACATCTGCGGGAGTAACACTCATTGAAGAGTTAACTACTTTTTTCTTCTTACTATTTGTACTAGGCATTAGTTACAATTCCACGCTCTCAAGGATTTATTTATTCTACTATTCGGGTCTGAAGCAGTTTTAGACGATGTGCGTTTTGCTTTCATGCCTTCCATACGAGCGCAAAACGATGCTCGTCTGCCAGCATCTGATTTGGTTTTAGGATTCGGTGCTGGTGGTTTGAGATTAGCACCAGTAGTGCGCTTAAAATGCGCTCGACCTGCTGCATTCAATCCACCTTTTGGATTTTGATACTTTTTTACAACACCCATAATGCCCATTGTACATATAACCCTGTATTTGTACACCTGATAGAATTGACATATGGCACAGCGATTAATTACCTCAACCGATGACCCGCTTTACGTCAACACAATTTTGACGATAGCAAATATCTATGAAGAGAAAACGCCGGGTGCAAATGCTGGTTGTATTCCTAGATTTACTAAATCAGAATCTGGCAAACAATACTGTCCACAAGGATGTGTTGGCAATCGTTGCCTAGGGCATCCGATAACAGTTAAGTTTGGTACTATCAGCCGACACCCTGAATGGAAGAACTTCATCTACCATAATGAGACCTACGTTAACGGTAAGGTCCATCAAGTCATGTATTTCTATGAAGATGAAGAGAAGGCTGACCTAAAGTTCAAGGAACTAGTTGGACGCATAGGATGAAAGAACTAACTGAGCGTGAGCATCGCATTGCTCGTATGCTCGCAAATATGCATACAGTTGAACAAATTGCACACGAATTAAACATAAAACGCAGAACTGTTCATTTTCATTTGCAGAACATATACCGCAAGTTGGACTATCCACCCCATCAAAGAAATCAAACTAGGTTAGCGCATTACTACTATCAATGGATGGTAAAATAATCTCGGTAACCTAACCTCCTAAACCGGAAACCGACAAAAGCCCGTAACATCTGCTACGGGCTTTCTTTTATACTCCGGTAGAACCTAGTCCACCTTTTCGTTCTGTATCAGCAGATATTGGTGGAAGGATTTCCAAATCAGATTTAGCAAATACTAGTTGTGCAATCCGATGCCCACGCTCAACTACAAATGGCGTAGTCCCTAGATTCATCAGGATAATCTTGACTTCATCGTGATAATCGCAGTCAATAATCCCCGGAGCATTGAGTACAAACACATTATGCTTTGCAGCAAGCCCAGAACGACTGCATACCATAGCATAGTGACCGTTTGGAATATCAATAGCCACACCAGTGTTAATAACCTTTGATTCATTAGGCTGTATCACCACATCTTCTCGTGACTGTAAGTCAAAACCGGCAGCACCATATGTTGCACGGTGCGGTACATATCCATCTTTGTGTACAATTTGAAACATAATATAATGTCCTATGAGAACTAAATACGAAACAGATAATGATAGGCAATGGCAAGAATTGGCTCGCCAGAAAATTGAGGGTAGGTTATTCCTTCTTTATGGTGACTCAAGCATAAAAACTACGGCTTCCTTGAAAAAACACGACTTCGATATAGACGTTGGCGATTACACTGCGATAGTTGAATACAAGAGACGGACCCATAGATATGGCAGATATCCCGACGTGACAATGAGTGAGTCAAAGTGGAAGTATATGCGTAGTCATCCTAAGGATGCGTATTTTGCCTTTGACTATGAAGATGGACTTTATATGGCGAATGCCAAAGCGATACCTGAGTTACTTGCTGCAATGGGTGGTCGCACACGAAACGTGCGTGATGCCTATGACATACATATGTGTGTGCAGATACCACTAGTCCACTTAGTCAAACTCAACTGGTGGAAGCCTTTTTAGGCTTATTGACCTTTACAGTATGTGCGCTTGTTCTACTGAACGAGCGGTTTGTTGATGGGCTTACTAGTCTTACATTTGATGGTGCGTTCGTCCCACCCTTTGACAATGGCTTCTTATGGTCAATGTCCTTGCCTGTTCGCTTGACTCCATTAGAGTCCATAGCCCTACGAGCCTTCTGGCGTTCCATACGCAAAGGATGCTCTCCACGAGCGAGTTGCTGCTGGTATTCCTTTTCATATGGTCGTGCTTTGTTGGCGTAGGGCATACGGCTATCTTAGCAGATTATTCTGCAAATGGGTCTTCTATCTCTTCGTTGCTAACAACTGGAGCAGATGCCTTCTGCGGTGCAGAAGTGCCACCTTCAGTGGCAGACTTATTACTATCAAGTGGCTGAATGCTATCAGCAACAATCTCAAAAGACTGTTTCTGCTGTCCTTCTTTGTCAGTATAAGCACGAACTTGAAGGCGACCTGTCACTGCTACCAGTCTTCCCTTAGAAAGATAGGTGCAAGCAAAGTCAGCACTTTGACCCCACGCTGTTACGTTGAAGAAGTCAGTTTCTTTCTCACGTCCTTTGCGGTCAACGGCAATACGAAGGTTGGCTACACCCTTGCCAGTTTGCGTCTGACGATGCTCTGGGTCGGCAACTAGGCGACCTGCAAGTACTACGTTGTTAATCATCTGGACCACCCAGTTCTTCTTCAACGAGCATTACCTTTATTGGCTTGTTTGCACACGTACGAAACTGTTCAATGGCAAGTTCTGCAAAGTTGACTACAAACTTTGTAGGGACTTTGTATCCATTGTTTTGCAACTGACGTAGAAAAAGCCACGCATCATAAATGTCAACCTGTCGAACCTGTTCGTCAAAACAAACAACGTCATACGTTCCACCAACGGTTGAATTGATAGATACGGAAACTTCACTATCACGACCCTTTGAAAGGATTTCCATACATACTCTCCTCTGACAGTACCTGTCATCAATGACAGTATATCACATACGTAGTATGTAGAGTTAATTTGGTTCTTGTTAAAGGGGTACAAAACTTTTAGAGGGGGAGGGTATAAAAACTTTTCCCCTCCCTCTTTGGTATTATCAAGTATGTCTACAGCAATAAAACGAGACCCAGCAAAGTGGAAGGCTACAGTTGCTAGGGTCAAAGCATCGTCTAAAGGTGGAGACCCCGGTGAGTGGTCTGCTCGTAAAGCGCAACTTGCAGTCCAGCAATACAAGAAGTCTGGTGGCACATATGAGGGTCCAAAGAAGGCTGATAACAGCCTAGCAAAGTGGACGGACCAGAAGTGGCGCACAAGCGACAATAAGCCATCTGAAGGCAAGAAGCGATATCTTCCTGACAAGGCGTGGTCAAGTCTTTCCAAATCGGAAACAGTTGCTACCAATAGAGCCAAAGCAGCAGGTAATGCAGCCGGTAAGCAATTTGTAAAACAACCTACTGGAGTTGCACGTAAGGCTGCTCGATTTAGGTGATATAATTGACAGGTAGCGCAGTAGGGGACTTGACCCTCCCTGCTGTGCTACCACTTATGATTTTAACGACAAGTTAATCAGATAGACCCGGCAAGCCTCTGAATATGCTCAAACCGCCGGGTCACTTTCCTACTTAGTTCAGTGGTAGAACGCTCGGCTGTTAACCGAGTAGTCGGTAGTTCGAGCCTACCAGTAGGAGTTACCTTATCTTTTTCCTACCTATTTGCGACTTGACTATCATCAGTAGTCGCCGGTGTATATCTTGCAACTCGTCATCATCGACTTCGTCTATGTAATTGACACTGTCTTTGATAATATCCTTGTACCCAAAATGATATATGAGTACGTGCCTCATATCTTTACAGGCTTGCCTCATATCTAGGCGTTTATCGTCAGTCATAGCGTCCTATACGCAAAAAACCTCCGGTGCTGAATCGGAGGTTTTCCATTTGCCAGTTGTTGTTTCTTTTTAACACTCACCTTGCGGTGGCAATAAAGTATACCAAATAAAAACCACCCCCTAGCAGAGATGGGGGTGGTTACCATACGGGCATAAAGGTAGGTTTTCTGGAGACTTTCTTTTATGCATTATGTCCTTGTGGGACTGTTAATTGTATCATATTGCTCACTGTATAGCGGACCTTCTACGTGAGTATATATTTCACCCAGCGGTAGTTGACCACTTAACAATAGGTAGAAAAATTCTTTCTGTAGTTTATCTGCACGTTTCTACGATGGGAGAAATAGAGAGATAGATGATGGAGAGATTTATGCGTCGGAGTCCCCCCCTAGAATACTGCGACTGGGGTGGGGGATTGGATGCCCCCTAGGTGTCGTAGCATACTGTCTCTAGGTTTGGAGTCCTCACACGCGCGCGCGCTCGCAGGTGTGCAAAAGGAAAAGAAGGGGTCCCCAGTGGCAGTATTCTGCTCCACGTCTATATGTAGCGTCATACGCAGGGCAGTGTGTACGCAGGGAAGCGCACCATTACGGGATAATCTTTTTTTCAATACTACGTATTGACTTTGCCATTATTATTTATTACAAGAAAAAAAAGTTTGTCGGTTTCATCATTACCGTAGGTAAAAAGTTTTTGATGGTGCTGACGGCAAAACTGGATGCCATATAATAGGGTCGTCGGTCGCTGAACCGGCAACACTTCGAACTTTCAAAACTTATATCGGTTCCGTTCTGGTGAGACTTGTGACCTCACTAAGAAGGGAATCCATCCCCCAAACTGTCCGAAGGACAGGACGGCTCCATCCAGTCCCTAAAGGGGACTTGAGTCCAACCGAAGGTTGGTTAGGTAAACCGGAGGTTAGGTTTCACAGCCTAACCAACGAAGTTGGTCAGATGAGCAAGGTTTGGGTCAAGTCATAGGACTTGAGAAAAGCACTTTTTTACAATCCGAAGGATTGCCATCATCCTGAAAGGATGGCACTGTAGCCAATGCCGAAGGCATTCTGCCGAGACTCCGTCACTGGAGTAGCAGAATGCTACTGGAGAGGAAACGGTCGACTTACTGAAAGTAAGTATCACTCCCAACGAAAGGGTTATGGGTACGGTTCCTTTGGAACCCAAACTCCTAAACCGTAGGTTTACTGTGAAGTATCACCGCTGTTGAACCCCTTAGGGGGTTAGAGTTACCGCTTAGGATTGGTAGACCCCTTTAGGGGTTGGTCGATGTCAAAGTTACCCGGAGTACATCCTTCGGATTGGCTACAGTCTACAAAGTCCGACGAAGTCGGAGTACGTCCAATACTCTGACTTTGTCAAACTGAAAGTTTGTTTGACTGTTTGGAGACAGTCGAACATACGAAGTATGTTGAACGGCTCAGACTGCTGGCAGGTTGCCGGATACGTAGTATCTGTCGGGTTCGATTCCCGACGGCAGGATTACATCCCTTCGGGATGTTGACGTAGTGTTTGTGCTAAGGGATAGGAGCGTGTCATGA